CTACGGCGAGAGATCAGTTGAAGCGAATACCTCAATGGCTTTTTTTAACCTATTCAAGTATCCGTTATCTCTTTTATTGGCTTTTACCGAAAGTCGGAAACGATGCGCCGGGAATAGTTCGGCTTGATCCAATATGCCGATATTGACTAGTCGAGACGTATGCAATCGCACGGTGCGCTCCGCTACCCCTGTAACCAATTTGGCAACCTCTTTACTGGACATCCACTTATCCGGGTACTTGCAGAACGCTTCATATACTTTGGTTTCGTGCAGTGAAATTTCGCTTCGTTCGCTCATGGCGTTGTCCTTTGCCTAACAATGCCGTATAATACCACATTGGATTAATACAAGGTTGGCCGTATTTACAAAAATTGACTTGAATCAGTATGAAAGAAGTAGCAACCAACGATGTCGATGTGGTGCCAGAAAAAGTTATGGCGCAGAAGGTGTGTACGAGATGCCACGAGATGAAACCTTTGGCCGCATTTTCATCTGATAAAAGAGCTAGCACCGGAACTCAGGTAGCGTGTAAGCGATGCCAAGCGGAGATTCGTAGACAGCGCCGAGACATTGATATTGAAGTGCGCAGAAAATGGTACGAGCAGAACAAGGAGCACGTGAAGACTAGGAACAGCGAATATAAAAAACGCCCTGATGTATCGGAGCGACGACGCATGAATGAGCGGGATCGCTATTGGCTGAAACCGGATGAGGCACGCCAAAAGACGGCTGAATATACAAAAGAGAACAGAGCAGAATTAACCCGGCGCGCTCGCGAACGCACGCACATAGAGCGCATGCAGTTGCTTCCGGTGTATGTGGCAAAAGTGTTAGGTATGCGCTTGAAGGAAACACCGAAGGTCTTACTGACGATGAAACAGGAACAATTGGCTATCCGCCGTCTAGCGCGGCAACTAAAGAAAGCTACCAATGAAACCAGCAAAGACACTACTTGAATCACTAGAAAACATGGAACAGGTGGAAACGCAGGGCGATTTGCGTCGCATCGTTGCGAATAGCTTGCTTGCTCTAGCCCGCAAGCAGATCAGCGCCACGGATTTAGAGGCGATGGCTAAAGGCTTGGAATCAATCAGTAACAGCCTCAATGCAGAAATCAAGGTAGCAAAAACCAGCATTGAGTTACGGGAGCGAGGTGGCCAGCTTGGAAATGTTGTGCATTTGGGTCAATTGATAATCGGCAGTGCCAAATCTGACTAACTGGAGCTAGTCAAATGAAACTGATAAACGACGAGGAAGTTGGGCGCAAATTCGGCTGTGCGCGTGCGACTGTTTGGCGGCACGCGAAAGAGATACCCGGATACCCGCAACCGATCCGCGTTCACGGGGCGCGATCAACGCGCTGGGTAGAATCGGAGTGCGATGACTACTTGCGGATGATGATGGAACGCGCTCGCGGAATTGCACGCGTATCTTAATCGTGGCTAAACCATTCATCGATCTGCGGGCCGGAATGTCGCCGGAAGCGCAGGAATTGGCGAAAGAGGCGACATTGATCCTATCGCCACAAGCGACCACGCAAGTTCTCAAGCCATACTTCGATTATGTGGATGCGCTTGAAAAGGAGGTGGTCGCACTGAGAGCGCACAAAATAGCGGCTGTGGCCTTGCTTGATGCGGCTGATCGAGTGTTGTGGTTCGACTGGTCAGATAATGACCATGATGCGGTAAAAGCAATTGATGGGCTGCGCGCAGCGGTTGCCGCGATTCCGTCCGATTGACTGAGTTTATCCAAGATTTACGGAAAACCCCGTATACGACGATAAACTCCTTATAAATCTCCTTAAACGCTACCAGAACTAAAACTCAAGATTCCGAAATGATAGATTTATTCTTTACCGACGGACGTGCATGGAGATGCGAGAAAGTGTCAGAAACTTCTACTGGTATAACCGTGAAAATGTATGGCAAAACGACTTTCTTTCCTTGGCACATGATCCAAAAGTGGGAGTGTCTGTAACTGTTCCACGCCCTGAAGCCTAAACAAGAGCACGTTCAGGCTCACGACGACTCTCCCGCACCAAATCGTGCGCCGCGTGCTTGACATTCTCACGCGCAATCGCCGCAGGTAGCTTCCCCATGTCATCGGTATAGACCTTAGCTTCGTGCCGCGCTCGGCTGATGGCGACGTACCACCCTGCTTTAGAAGTCGTCCTTCGCTCGGTCTCGGCATCGAGCAAGACGCGATCCGACGTCAACCCCTGCGCACTGTGGATCGTAGACACAATGGCATGATCCACGTGAAACGGTCGCGATCCAGTCAGTTCAATCTGCCGCTTCCCGTCGTCCAGCCGTAGCCGTTCAGCATCTACTTCAACCACGCGGAAGCGGTCGCCATTGGCAATGTCTAGCTTCGCTTCATTGCGCGTGATCCTGACTGAATCCCCGACCGACATTTCCTGACGCTCCGGCGCGTAGACCGACAGGTGCCCGTGCGTCACCGGGTTGAACATGATCTGCGCTCCATCCTCGCCGCGCACCGTCAAGCGATTGCCGGGGCCTGTATGCTCGACCATGTACAGGCTGCTGCGCTGTAATCCGCTGCTAACATAATCGCGCTCAGGCTGAATCACGTCACCGATACGGTAATAACGGCTCCATTTGCGCTCCTCATTAGTCGTGTCGCGCCGCACCAAAGTATCGAACTCGACGCCCTTTCCGGCAGTACCAAGCGCCGCCCGCACCATTCCGTTGATCTCACGCCGCGCTTCATTTGTCCCGGACACGATGATGGTCTTTTCACGATCTGCCGGAGCGAGCTTGACATACGCCGCAGCAATGGCCGCCCGGCGCTTGGAATTGTCCTTAATTTCCTCGACGTGGCTGATATTTTCCAGCGAGCGGACAGTATCTCCCTTGGCTGCGTGCTCGACAGCGATCGTCAATTCTGTATTCTTCTGCCTCTGAATTTGATCCATTCGCGCGACTTCCATACCGCCTTCCTGAAGCTGTGCAAACGGGCGTCCCGCCTGAATTGCGGGGAGTTGCTTCGAGTCTCCGATCAAGACAACACGGGAGCCGTGCTCTTCTGCAATGGCGAGTACTTGCGCCATCTGCCGCGCCGGGATTACTCCGGCCTCATCGATGACGAGCACTGTGCGGTTGTCAATGCGCTTGTCCTTGGCCTTGAGAAACGATGCGACCGTGACTGAGCCGACTCCTAGTTCGCGCAGCGATCTGACCTGGCTGCCGTAGGGAGCGAGCGCTCGCAGCTCGTAGCCTTCGCTATCAATTAGCTTTTTTGCCTCCTTAAGCATGTGGCTTTTGCCGGTGCCGGCGTAGCCTTGGATTCCGACGACGCGGTTGTGAGTGCTGGCGATTAGAGCCGCAGCAGATCGCTGGCCGGCGTTCAAGTCGGTCTTGCCGAGCCTGGCAGCGACGCGCTCTGCGGCCATTACAGGCTGCAATACGCCGCGCCCGTCCTTTTCTACGCCAAGGATGCGGGTTTCACGGTTGAGCGCGGATTGCGTGGTGTAGCGCGGTTCCAGCGGTATCAGGCTGCCGCGAGCGATACCTTGATCGACGCGGGCGACCATTTTGTTGATGTCACCAATATGGTCTGCTGACAATGACGCAATCCAGCCATCTCGGGTCTTCGGCTCACCCTGCCAGTCGTAAGCGGCAGATCGGTATAGCGTGGACTCCTTAACCAGAAACCCGTTCTTGACCTCTTTGCGGATGGCGGTTTCAACGTCTGCAAGCCGAACGTGACCGATACCATGTTTTACTGCGGTGTCGATTACTTCGCGCTCGCCTACAATTGCCGTGCGCTCGGTCAGGTGATTGATGGCGAATCGCACCGACCGCCTGGCGGCTTCAGCAGTGACGATCTCTCCTAGTTCCTTGTTGATCGGCTGGCGCGGGCCGAGGCTGCGTTCCTTGTTGAAGTCGATGCCGAGATCGCGGGCGCGGGAGTGCCATTCTTTGAAAATGGCGTCTCTGTCTTTTTCAATCTTTGGAGTTCTCGTGGAGAACGTAACCAACTGTTTTTGCTTATAGGTAGCCGTTTCTTTGGATAACCCGAGTTCCGCAAGTTTGGCTGCTATTTGCGCCGAGCGGCGCGAGAAGCCATCCATTTGCACGCGGTCAATGTGCGCAAGATCGAAACTACCGTCGCGCCCGTGGCGCAGGCTGTAGCCGAGTTTTGTCAGTTCGAGTGCCAGTTCAGCGTTGTAAACGGCGCCTAGATATTTCGTGCTTTTGATAATCTCGTCATTCTTGAGTGCGACCCATCGACCGTCTTTGCGCTGCGTAAGGTTCAAAACGACGGCGTGCGTGTGCAATTGCGGGTCTTGCTCTCGGCTTGTCTCGTGTCTGAATGTGGCGATAGCTAGATTGCCGGTGTTCTCGACTAGCGACTTGCCGTTTTCCTTGCGGCGGGCCTGGGCGCGTTCTTCGGCAACATTCAAAGCCTGCTGTACGGCGCGGTCGTGCGCTTTTATGATCTCGCCATCGCCAGCAATTAGAGCCTGCATCGAAACGCTTTTCGGAGCGGAGAATGTCAAGTCCAGTCCGATTCTTTCCTTCGAGTCGTTGCGGGTGCCGATGCGGGAGTTTGTGCCGTTGACGATCTCTCCTTTGAGAAGCTGCTGGAAACGGGTAGCGTAAATTGGGCCGGAAAGAGAGAGCGCGGTTGCGCCCTTGCCGTGCCATGCTGAGGACTCCGTATCCTTGCTGTAGTAATCATCTTTTCCATCTACGAAGTACTTTGCAACCGAGCCAGCGGACTTTCTGGTTATTAGCTTGTGAGAGAGCACGCGCGCTCCTTGACTGCTATCTTGGCAGCGAAAGTAGCGGCCTCTCGCTCCATGCGTTCGCTAATCCAAAAGTGCGGAGATAAATTCTGACACGCAATATCCCATTCCGTGTATTCTCTCTGCGTCATCCATTACGCTCCACAAATGACGGCACGCGGACAAGCGCATGTGCTTGTCGATGATGGGTAAAGCATAACCACACAACATCAAGAGGTCTTGAATAGTCAGGATGATGGGCCTCTGGCTTACGGTCGCATTCTGGTACTGCGCATATCGGCCATCTAACAAGAATGCCAGAGCGAATGGCGCTAGAGACTGCTTGTCGTGCTTCGACACGAATTGGGTAACGAGTCCGGCTTGCTTCCACATTGCGAGTCCTGGATGCAATGTAGGCTTCTGTTTTTCGGTACACCACTTTGTACGCCTTGTTGGCGGCTCGACCAATATCAGACTTGGCATATGCGCTCTTAGCGAGCCTCGCATTCTCCGATTTGTTATGTTTCACATTGGCTAATCTGTGAGCTACGCGAGCCGCTTCTGTAATGCTGTAAGCATCACGAATAGCTCGCCCATTACCTGTTGTGTAGTATGCATTTCTGCATGCTGCGCAATGTGAGTTGCGCCCGTCGTTGTTACTAGAAGACCGGTGAAACAAACTAATATCTTTTATCTCTCTGCATCGAGAGCAGCGCTTTTCTTGAAGCATGGCGTGATCTTTTCAAATATGGTTTTCAACAAACGCCGGCACGCGATCCTTGAACCGCATGATCTTCAGTTCAACTTTCGCAATCGGGCTACTTCCGGCAAACGCCACGTAGCCGGTCAAATCGGGTAACGCCGCAATTTCGGCAGGCATGACTACGCGCTCTCTGGAGTGAACTGTCTTGCGGTTGGAACTGTTGTGATGGCCGGTGGTGCGTGAGCAGTCCTCCCTTTCCACTTCATGCTCGCCAAGCGCTTTGCTCATTTGTTCGCACGTCTCAGGATCGGTCTTTGCGCCGCCAAGCACGGCAAGCGAGCGGAAGCAGGCGCGCAATGTTTGCGCCTCGTCTTTGCCGTAAATATCATCTAGCTGAGATACAGACAGCAACCCGCACGCAACACAAAGTCCATGCTTGCGGCCCTTGGTCAATGCTGCCTCAAGACTTCCTAGTTTGTCCAAGCTGGCGAGTTCATCTATGATTAGAAAGATGCGGCGGTCGTTTTCTGTGCGAACCGGCTTTCGAAAAATGTTGCGAAAATATCTGTCTCGCGGTTTCGCCGGAACAGGGGGAAGCGACAAAATCGACGTGCAGAGAATATCGACCCAAGCAGAAAGCAAAGGCTTGAGCGCTTCCCCTTGGTCTTCTCGCCACGTTAACCAAAGATTGCCAGCCGTTGAATCCGACAACCACGCGCGCAAGCTGAAGTCTCCCGGAGGCATGGCGACGTGTTCCGGCAATTTATTGCTGAGTACGAAACGGGCTGAAGCGAGCGCCTTTTCAGCACCGACGAATAACGACTCGGCGGCTGTGCCGGTTAGAAATGCCTTGAGTTCAGACGGCGGTCTGATCGTAAGCCAGTGGTTCAATTCGGCCAGCGACGGCGATTGTTGGGTTAGCGCCAACTTCTTCGCTGTCTCTCCGAGCAGCAATCGAGCGTAGCTGGCCCATTCTTCGGCTTCTGCGTTTTTACCGCGCGGAACGATGGACAGGGCGAATCGCTTGAAGTCAAAAGCCGGATTCCGAATTTCGTTGAAAAAAGTCCATCCAGCCGTGCGCGCATCGTATGGGTTGAGAATGACATCGCCTTCTCGAAAGAACTTAGCCATCATTTCGCCGTTCGGGTCGGCGACGATCATTCTGTCTCCGCGAAGCAGCGCGGCATAAACCAGTTCGCGGATGAGCACCGATTTACCGGCCCCGGTTGATCCGGCGACGAGCATGTGCAGGTTCTCGATCCGGCGCGGCATCGGAATCCCGGCAACGGTAATTTGCCTGGTTCCGCGTTCCTTCGAGTTACGCGACAGTTCGCCAGCGCTGCCGATCCTTGTCCCACGCAGAAACCGGCTGAACGGTGCTCCGGCGAATTCCGACTTGCCGAGGTGGTGGATCAGCCAAATGGCGAGAATCGCAATTGTCAAACCGCCGAGTGCAGCGCCGAGCAGGATCGGCTTCTCGTGCGTGTGCTTGAGCAGCTCGAACGCGCTTTTCCATTTTGGCTTTGTCAGCGATTCGGTTTGCTTGACGGCTTCGAACCAGAATAGGATCGGGAGACCGAGCAGGAGTCCGGCGCTTAGACGGAGACGGTCATCAGGGTTCAAGGTTGCGCGTCCTTGGTCGCATTCAACTGCTCCTTTAATTTGCGACATCCGTTTCGCGCGTTCTCAAGATCGGATTTAGCCTTATCTAAATTTTGTTTTGTTTGCTCGTATAGCCCACGAAACTTATTGCGTTCTGCGCGCATTTTTATCGAGAATGGGCCTAGCGCTTTGGCGGAAAGCTCAAGCAGTAACTTTTTAGGCAAAAGTTCTAGTTCACTTTCTAGCGCGGCGCTTAGGCGGAGACGGTCGTCAGGATTCATCGTTCGCTATTTCCAGAAGAACATCGGCATGACACGGGGCATCGAGCGCGCACCAGCAGGCCAAATTTTTGCCGCGAAGCATGTTGCGTACTACATACGACTGAGCATCATCCCGCGTAAAGACGAATAAGCGCGAGAATAGTTCTACTGCGTGCGCCGTGTCGATGGCTTGACGATCATGGAATCGAAGTTTAAATCCCCATCGCTCCGCGACTTTCGCATCTACTGGCTCACCGATGCGGTAAGGATTACCAAAACTCGTGGTTCGATCAACCTTGACTGTATTTGGCGGCAAACGCCATCCTTTCTTTCTGCTTAACTGAACACGTATTGGCTTATCGGTCATTTTCCCTCCCAGACCTTCAAACCATTCCGTGCAACCTCAGCCTGCCACATTCTCAGTTCCTCCGGTTTCGCGCGTTGCCGCGTAAGCAGCAGAATCTCTAAAAGCATCCCGGCGTCCGCAGACGGAGCCGCGCTTATCGTGCTTGGTTCGCGTTCCATGAATGCTACAAGCGCATGGCGGATAGCAGCCAGTTCATCCTGAATCCGATCAGCGGCGTCGAGGCGTTCGCGCAAAAACTGACCAAGCGGCATTTCGCGCTCTGCGGCTTCGGCTTCGTATGCAGCGCGGCGTTCGTGTGAAAGCCGGACTGGAATGGGATCGCTTAACGCCATTTATGAAAAATCCGCGTCGTTGACAATTGCCACGTCGCCGCAAATTTGGTGCGTCGTGCCGGGGCTGCATAGTTCCAAGTAGAGCGCCGTCGCAGTCGCATTAGCAGCTTTGCCGTTGATGGCTCCGGTGTCGTCCACGAACATTACGAGGATCGGCGGAGAGTGGCTGAGAGTTACGGTATCGAGACCGTCTGCACCGATGGCGAGGCGGATAGCAGCGGTAGTAGGCCGTTTATTGATGATGGTCTCTGTGCCATCGACGGCGATGATCTTGTATTGGCCGCGTTTCATGTGGAGAGTCCTCGTTTAATTACCGTAGTAGCAGTATACTACAGGAATTATATGCCAAGTACAGCACCGCACCACGCCAGTGTATATGCCTTGTTCTACTGCTTTTGGCAGTGTTTTGGCTGGCATCTTGTCAAGCAGTAATAAAGAGGAGCAGAATCAACGAGTTAGGCTACGGTTGTGGGGTTTGCACGTCCTACGTGCGTATCGCGTAACCCTATTTTGGCTTTGGCATTAAGGACTTTTAGGCGCTGCTTTCAGCATCGCACAGCACTGCTTTTAAGGCTTTGGAGTCTCACATTTTCTCGGTCGGCGAAGCCGGGCGAGCGTAGCAATTGAACACAGAGAACTTTGACAAATATGGAAGCATCCACCAAGCACAGGCATCCTGCGACACGTACAGCGAACCAATTGATTGAGATCAAGCGCTTGCTAGAGATTGTGATATTTGAGCCAACTACGGGCTTATTTAGGTGGACTATTACGCGGTGTGGCGTACAAGGAGGGCGTATCGCAGGATCGCCTAATAAGGCGGGGTATATCTACCTTAAGTTAGATGGAATACGGTATTCAGCTCATAGAGTCGCATGGTTCTGGACGACAGGAAAATGGCCTGAAAACCAAATAGATCATATCGATGGCGACAAGGCAAATAACAGGATCGCGAATCTTCGAGAATCTACGGTTAGCGAAAACGCGCAGAATCAGACAAAGGCGCAACGCCGGAGCGCGGCTGGATTGCTTGGAGTGGCGTGGATTAAAAAAAGCCGGACATGGTGTGCTTACATTGGAATCAATGGAAAACAGTATGCGATAGGCTCCTTCGACACACCGGAAGCCGCGCATCAAGCCTACCTGGAAGAGAAGCGCAAGGTTCACCCATTCTGCCCGCTGTAGCCAGCATTTGACTTCAAGTTGATTTCGTGCGACAATACGTTTGTTGGTTAACTTCACTTTGGGAGAGAATCTAAATGTCAATAGGCTGGATGTATCTTGGACTCGCATTGCTGGCGTTAGGAAACTTAGTCAGTTCGTGGCGTGCACACAACTTGGAACGGCGGGTCAAAGCGCTCGAATCGCTTGTGCTGCACAAGCAAGCGACAGGTTCATCCAGCACTTGACATCCAAGTTGATTTAGTGGGCACTATCAACTGTCAGCAATCAACCGGAATCAGCATGAAACCCACAACGTTCACTCTCTCAGTTCTAGTCTCTGTACTCATTGGAACTGCAATCGGCATTTCAGCCGGAATGATGAAACAGGCGCGGACGGTATCGCGCACGGAAACAGTCGGGCCGATCTCTGTCGTCAATTCTGGCGGACGGCGGTTTTACCAAAGATGCGACAAAGCCGGGTGGTGCATAAATTCCTTCGACAAGCGAAATCTGAGCGATGCCAATATTCGGCAAAGGAAGGAACCGTAATGAAACTCACCAAAGCCCATGAACGCGCGAAAGCGAAACTCACGCACGAGTGGCAAAGTGCCAATGATGTCAATGAACGACTTGCGACGCTAGACGGTCTTGTGGCGCGGAAAGGAGATGAACGACAATTCCAGGATGAGGGCTGTGGCCGGTGGCCGTTGTCGCCGCAGTCCTCGATATTCTATCGGCTGATAGGAGAAGAACGTGGCAATTGAGAACTACCAGATCGGGCAAAAACTTTGGTACGTGCCAGCTCGAGCACTTCTCACATCTGACGGGCGTACCGATCAGTGGAGACGACCATACGCAGTAGAGATTATCAAGATGGGCAGGAAGTGGTTGTATCTCCACAACCACCTCCGCGCTGATTCTGAAACTCTGGTCGTAGATGGTGGCGAATACTCATCTCCCGGAAAGTGTTACGTGAGCAAAGAAGCGAGAGAAGCAGAACTCGCGCTTCTCCTTGCGTGGGATGCATTTCAAGTAAATGTAAGAAATAGCTACGCAGCGCCGAGAGGCATTAGCTTGGAAGCGATAGCTAAAGCATCGGAGATTCTTAATCTATGACACGTCCACACTCAGACCGCTCGCAAGGCCGCAAACAACTATATCCTGGCGAGCGCCTTTTAGCATGGCATGTCCGACTAACTCAAGCGCAGCGGGACAAGGCGCTGGCACACGGCGGGGCACCGTGGCTGCGGCACTTTCTTGACGGATTGCCGGATCGGCCAATTAGGCAGAATGACGCAGAGGAGCGGAAATGACATTAGAGACCGCAGTGGCGGAAATTAAGATTGGGCAGCCGGTAGCCATCAGAAGTAGTTACTCAGGATGGGGGACGGTGCAATATAACTTTCTCTACAAAATTTATCGGATAACGCCTTCTGGTCAGATCGCTGTGCGTCATACTGAAAACAGCACCATCAGGCGCTTTGATAAGAACGGCGACGAAATAGGGTCGTTGGGCAGTAAATATAACCGAGACACAATTCATCTTAACGTCGAAGAACTCCAGCGAAATGTCGAGAAGGAGAAGAATCTGCAAGAAGCAGCAAAGGCAATCGCGGCAGTAGGCGTGTCAATGCGTGACTATAGCGGTTGGAGCTTCGAACGATTGCAGGAATTTGTAGTAGAACTGGAAATGAAGCTCGCCGTTGCTAAAGAGAAATTGGCGCTTTGCGCGTCTGAAACACAGGAGCAGAAATGACCAGCACCGCACTAGCACCCAAAGACGCAGTACCTACCATTGGCGCGGTGCCGCCTGAATCCACGGATCGCAATTCGACCGCGAAGGCGTTAATCCGTGAAATGGCGATGGACATCGGAAAGGAAGTAGCCGCGTACATTGAGGTTATGTACCCTGATGCAGTCACAGCGGCGTCGAGTACCTTTCTCCTATCTGTGCGCAATTGCATCCACAACGAGATCATCGCGGCAATTCAATTCAGCGACGAAGGAAAGATTGTCGCCAGGCTCGCAAAACGCAAGATATTTCGGCGGAAGTGGAAAGCCGCGTACAAGAATATTAGGGAGAATGCGGGAATAAGCTACACTGCCGAAGAAGCAGAACAGGCTATCCAGGCGCTAATTGCAGAAAACAATCAACCGGAGTAGAAATGAAACAAGGACAAAAGCGCACACGCACCACCAAACTCGACACCAGCATAGACGCCGAAATCGCCGCCGCCGAGTCGAAGCTGAAAACATTGCGCGAGCAGAAAAAGGAGAATGATCGGAAATATCTGGAAAGGAACCAGAAAGCGATTCTTGCGCTCCTGAGCGAATACGAGTTAGACCGCGTGCCGGTTGCAAAGTGGCAAAAAATGATTATTGCAGTGCATGATATTTTGGTATACGAGGAAGTCACACCGATTATCGCGGAGCCGGCGAAATTCGAGGAAGTGGCTATCGCGCCTGAACAGGAGGCAGCGTAAATGGCACTAGTAGTCGAATCAGGCGACTTTGCTGGCGAGCTTATTCACCGCGCCCGCAAAGAGCACTGGTGCAGCGGCCATAGGGGAAGAAATGCGAGAGGCCACCGCACGATAAACATCGGTGATTACTACATCGGAGGGTACTGGGGTTCCTACGCTTTCTATTACTGCCTCGACTGCGTACCAGAAGCTAAAGAGCGGATAGCACAACAAGAGGAGGTTGATGCAAAGTTGGCGGAAATTGGTCGCACTATTAAACGGCTGGGGCAAGAAATTAAGGCAGCCAAGCGGAAACAGCCAAAACTGACAAAACAGGAGACAGTATGAAACCGCAAATAAAGCGTCCGCACGATCCTATGGCGCTCGCCAAGTTCGTAGGCGATATTGCGACTGGGCAAGTGGTCGATGAACGCCAGATCAGCACGGGAGAGGCGCTGGATGCACTGAAGAACCATATAGTCACGCGATCACGCTGGATGCTGAAGGCGCAATCCTTGATGCAAATGGTCAATGAACCGGAAATCGATCAGGCCAAATTGCGCGAAATGGGCGAAGAGCACATTCTTACTATGCCGGAGCTGTGAGCAGCATGGCACGAACAAGGAAAGACGACTCCGACCTCGACGCCGCGATCCTGGCGCATATACAGGCTGGTAGCAGAACATTCAAAGCTCTGTGCGATGCACTCGAAGGAATGGACACTTCATACATCGTCATTGACCGTCGGTTGAGAAATTGCGCAAGTCGAATAAAATCTCTTATTGGCCGCATGGGTGGCTGGTGCGGTCATGAAGCTACCAAAGCCGAGCGCAGGTCTCTCGACTGCCGCGCAATGCCGCGAAATGGGGATTCAGGTTGGAGATACCATTGAGGGCCGCGAGACGCACATCAACTACAAGTGGAACGAGTATCGCCTAACCTTGCTATGGCTCGGAGAGGAAATTGCGGTGTGGCGAGAATATGTGCGTTTCTCCAACAACCTGGAATGGACCGACCGTGGGGAAAATGCGCATTGGACGCTGGAATACAGGGACTGGCGGAAGGCGTAGGAAACGTTCAAAAACTAAATACGTTTCAGCGACGTGTATAGAAAACCGGCAATTTTAGACACGTTTATGACAGACGAGCCATTAAACCTCCCATGGTCGATTTCGCCAATGTACGCCGACGAGCAGGAGGTCTTGATAATCGATGCAGCCGGCGATGACGTGGTTTGGGCTGATCGCGATCACGCGGCACTGCTTGTCCGCGCGGTCAATTACTCGGATGCGCTGGTGGAGACGTTGCGCATCTACGTTGATCTGGACGATGTAGACAGCCGCTTTCGCGCACGCGCCCGAGAACTACTCAAGAGGATCGAAGGATGATGCAGCCCCTGCAATTTAAGCTCGCCGTTGCCATCACGTTCGTCCTCGGCTGTGCGGGCGCGGCGGTGTTGTGGGTGGCGACTTGGGCTTTTGGGGGATGAGATGAAGGTTTGCGAATTGGAAGGCGCGGAACTAGATGCTGCGGTGGCCATGTGCGAGGGCTATCGGTTCGGGAAACCTTGGCCGCAGACGACCGTCGGATACATACTCTATCCGCTCGCAATTCCTGGTCAAGAGACGCTGGGTTCTGTAACGATGTGTCCGGACGGCGAGTGGAGCGCGAATATCAAGCGCTACAGCAGAGATTGGGCTATCGGAGGACCAATTATCGAGAGGGAGCGCATTGAACTGGACTACAACTACGCGCCTGGCGGGTGGTCGCCAGGATCGCCCTGGATCGGGATGATTCGCACGGATAACGGATGGGACAGCATCAGGATCGCTGGCCAGACGGCGCTAATATCCGCGATGCGCGCCTACGTCACATCGAAATTCGGCGATGAAGTCGACAAAACACGGAGAGCCAGCGATCATGCGGTGCAATTCGCCTTCGCCGACCATCGGGATGTGGACGGTGCGCGGGCGATAGTGTTTGCGGGGCTTGGTTGATCGCGTCACGACTTGTCGTTGCGGTTGCCTTTCGGTTAAAAACCTGATATAGTGTGTGTATGAAACGCACACACGTATTTCTGCCTGAGCCGGTGGTTGAAGCCCTCAAATCTCTTTCGCAAAAAACTGATTTGTCGGTGGCAGAACTGATTCGCCACGCCATTGCTGAGTTCTTGAAGAAGCAAAATTGAAAACCCTTCGCGTCCGAATCAAAGACAAACATGCCAAGGCGCTCGACGAAATGGCATGCGAGTGCAATATGGTGTGGAATTTCGTGAACGAACTATCGCACACGCACACGCAGCGCACTTGGCAATTCTTCAGCGCCTATGATCTCCAGAAGTACACGACTGGCGCGTGCAAGGAGGGCTTGAAGGTGCATAGTCAAACCGTGCAGGGCATCACAGATGAATACGTCACCCGCCGCAAGCAATTCAAAAAATCCAAGTTGCGCTGGCGCGTCTCTGGTGGTTCGCGTAAGTCGCTTGGCTGGATTCCATTCAAGGCTGGCACCGTCACCTACAAGAATGGGCAACTTCGCTACGTCGGGCAGTTCTTCAGCCTTTGGGATAGCTACGGCCTCGCCGACTACAAACTGCGATCCGGAACTTTCAGTCAGGATGCTCGGGGCCGTTGGTACGCCAATCTCTGCGTCGAAGTCGAGGAACAGAAGTCTGATGGCACATCCTCTATCGGCATCGACCTTGGACTGAAGGATTTCGCTACTTTCTCAACGGGTGAAAAGATCGAGGCGCAGCGCATCTACCGTGGCGCGGAACAATCGCTGGCGATTGCGCAGCGCGCAAACAAGAAGGGGCGCGTGAAGACCATTCACGCAAAAATTGGGAACCGCAGGAAAGACTTCCTGCACAAACTCAGCACCAGACTGGTCAGCCAGAACGGTGCGATCTTCGTTGGCAACGTGAGCGCCTCCAAGCTTGCAAAAACCAAGATGGCGAAATCCGTCTTGGACGCCGGTTGGAGTGCCTTTAGAACCATGCTTCAGTACAAATGCGATAACGCGGCTGTATGGTTTGAGGAAGTCAACGAAAGATACACAACCCAGACCTGTGCAAGCTGCGGAGTCATTCCCGCCAGCAGCCCGAAATGGTTGGCAGGACTGAATAAGCGGGATTGGGAATGCTGCGAGTGTGGAGCGGTACACGACCGAGACATAAATGCAGCCATCAACATCCGTGCGCGAGGGCATTCGCGTCTAGCTGTAGGAATCCCAGTCCTTTAGTGCTGGGGGGATGTCAATTTTCCACAGAAAGCGGCGCTGTTACTACAGGCTTTAACTACTTTTACAACACCTATAGTAATGATGGACTACCAAATCACCACACCATCTCCTACCCTTTCACCACGCATACCCTACCGATTCACCACAGGGCTGGACTACCTATTCACCAGTAACAAGTATGGTTGTCCACAGAAATTGTGGGTAACTTTGTTTCGGCGCCAACTACCGTTTCACCACATATTCGAAAGCCTGTTAAGCGGATGTTCGAATATTGTGTTTTCAGAACTTCGAAGAAATAGCTGGCAAGCTCTCCGGCAAAACCTCAATCCCGCCGTCGCGTTCTCCGATAGCAAGTCCAGGATAGACCGCCACAATCTTCTTCAGCGCAGGCTTGATCGCTGCCCGCAGATTGTCGATTCGGTCATAACTCGTCCCCAGCGCCGCCTGCAACTGCCGCCAGCTCATAAATCTCGCCCGACCGCCCTTCCCTGCCCGGAATGCCTGATAAGTCAGCAACGAGTACAAATCGAGCGCCAGCGGACTCCGCTTGATAGCCCGGAGCGCCCTGAGATCGACTGGCACCGGGTTAGCCGTGATCGCCGCGAAAAAGTCCGTATCGAGTTCGACGTAGCTCTGCCAAAGCGCTGATTGATGTGCCGGCGCCGGACTCCACCAGTAGACGGTTTGCTTGGCGACCTGCATGTACGCCGTGACTTGGGCTACATGGCCATCCTGCTCCAGCCGGCTTTTGAAACTGATCCGAGCCGCGAATAGGCGGCGCATCTGTTGCTCCAGCCGTACTCGGTCGCTGCGTGGCCCCTTGCCGCGATCATCCAGTCCAAGCCCGTCCATGAAGGCTGCCAGCGTATCTCCGAGCACCAGGCGCGGCGTTTTGGTGCGGATGGCTTCGGTGGTGAGCCAGTAGAGTAGGAGGCGCGGGATAATGCCGTACGGGTGCCCAATTGGGCTGCTGTCGTCCTCGTAGCCCTGTTGGATAGTCAGGGTAAGGTTGCCGTTGCTCCGGCTCCAGACGGGCACGTTACCTGGGTCTGCGTGGGGGAGCGTGGTCTGCACCAATTGGCGAGCGAGAAACGCCTTGTCTTGGTCGGTCGGCCGGTCTAGCGCGATTGAAACGCCAGCGTCGATAATCTTATCTTGTTGGCGGGTTGTCATTGGAATCACGAGCGCGCTTTGCATTCCGCGCGGCACGTCTGCGTTGCGCTTCTATGATCGCCGTCATATCGCCAGCCAATGACGCAGTTTTCCTCTTGGAGCGGAGTCGGCCCCAAGCAGATATGATTTCGTCATATTGCAGTGGGCGACCAGAATCAACAAAAATCCCGATCAAAGTCTCGTCTATATCGACAGGACGCCGCCCGAGACGCGGACGAAGGCGCTTGTCGTTCTCGTTCATGTCGAATATCGTCTTTCCTGGCCAATTTACGTCGGAGGCTGGCCGGCAACCTGTATCCACCGAATACCAATTCCTGCCGCCTCTTTTGCTGATGCGGAGAACGCCGCGCGTTGCCGCCGACCGCAGAATGCGGCCAAGGGACGCTTTGCGTCGATGCTGTTCGCAGAGATAATACGGGGCCGCTTCCTCCCCGCATTCCGGGCAAAGTCCGTGATCGATCCGGTGCTGTCGAGTATCTGTGACCGCCTGCCCCGCTGCCGTACTAATCTGCTTCTTGCTCACTTCGGCCCCCTCACGTCGCCGGATTGTCAATGAGCACGAGGCGCGCACTATTCCACTCGCCATCGATACGAGCGAGACCCTTGTCACGCAAGGCAAATGCTGCTGCTGTGCATGGCCTCCTGGTGTCGTTGCTGAAGAAATACGCTGAATTGCGGGAGTTCCCACGCATGCTATGTACTACCACGCCAGCCTTCATCGCGTCGAGAAGATCCTGCTGGGTTCGACTCAATTTCGTCATTTCGATTCAACCCTGTACGCCACAATATCGCCGCCTAAATTCATGCGATCCCATCTATACGCTCGCGCGCTGGCGCTTCCAGAGCTTTCCTTGCCAGTGCTGAATAGGACGCTCACGAGCGTCAGCGGCGGCACAGGACACTCGCCGCCGGGCCATTCGAGCCAGTCTTTGCTCTTGGTGGGCGTCATGGTAGGCCCTCCATCTTCTCAGCCGCGCTCTGGACAAGGAAGGCGCTGCGGCTAAGGCCAAACCGTCGGGCGCATTGGTCAATTCGAGTCAACAGGTCAGGAGGAATTCGGATCATCGTCGGCTTGCCACACAGCCTTACTTGGCGGGGTTTGTTGGGTATATCGGGGCAATGGTTGTAGCACGAGCCTGCGGATGACGAAATAAGCTGAATTTCAGCTTCAAACAGCAGACTTGCGTCCATGATTTCAAAGACACAAAACCGAAAGATGGCTTCTCCGTACTTGTTCCAATCCTCTTGCAAACTACGATTGCTATGTTTATTCCCGCGCAGTGCACCGCGATGCGACAGGAACCGGCTTGCGATTCTTTGGCTCTGGCCGATGTATGCCTTCCAAGTCACTGTATTGACTATTAAATATAGACCGGCTGTATTTGGGGTATTTCGGCAATCCTGGTCTATGTCGCCAGGTAGGATAGATTCGAAAAATTCGTTCAGCGTCATGGGATGGCTCCAGTTAGCAATTGATCGATAGCCTGCTCGACCAGCGTTTGCACAGATACCCCATCGAGCGCGGCGCGCGCCTTTAACCGTCGGTACTGCTCACGCGGCACGCGAGCGCCGACATGCTGGCGGTCTATGTTGGTCAGCACCCTGCGAGGCGTTGGAGTCTGCGCGCTCATGTCGAATTCAAGCGGTTTTCTGGTTGCCATGTTTAATTCCTACGTTGTTGCGTTGTTATCTTTATGATTTGTGACCACTGGAATGCCTTTTGGCAGAATACCGAGTGCGTCTATCACCCAAGCCCATAACTCGTCCAACTCCAATGCGGCCTTGCAGCGAAAATCCACTTCGGTAGCGCTCATGCCCTCGTGAAACCGGCTCACGAAGGCTTTGCGCTGATGCAGGATGACCGGGCAAACGGCTACGCCAGCGCGCTCTATGGCGGCTGTAGCCTCTGCTGTTTCGATCCCCTGTGCGGGAGCGGCGTTAATCAGAACGAAGGTCGGTATGCCAGCCGCGAGCGCTACCTTGACTGTCGGAACGATCGAGAGCAAATCTGGCGGGTAGGGGCGGCACGGAATCAGGATCAGGTCGGCGAGTCCGCAGGCGACCTGTGCGATGTGGAGTGCGTTGCTCGGCGTGTCGAGCAGAATCAGATCGGCCTTTGCTTTCTGCGCTTGCTGTAGCAGCATAGAAAGCCTGGAAGCCTGCGCAGGCACAACCTCTGGACACCTGCCCCGCGCGTCGCCCCAAATGGCTGCATTGGCGCGCGGATCGAGATCGAACACGACCGTAGCTCGCCCGCTATTCTCGGCGATTACCGCCAGATTGACGGCGAGCGTGGTTTTGCCAGCTCCGCCCTTCTCGCTCACAATGGCAATTGTTCGAATGTTGGAAAGTTGCATTGTTCACAAGTATACTCCGAAACAAGATATTTTGCTAACCCCTCGGCGGCACAACCCGCGCCTGCCATCCATTCTCAACAATGTACGCCCGCACCCTATCGTCCTGCCATCCGACGAAATGGCGTAGCGGCTCCGCAGCGGCCAGGACTTCGCCATTAGAGAAGAACCAAGAGCAGCCGGTCGGCGTTTTGACTTGCACCAAGCGCGCCGGCTTCAAGGTTCCGGCGGAATCACGGTCGAAGTCCACGTCCAGCCTTTGCGGATCAGGTATGCCAGGACTGACGCATCCTTAGCAGATAATTCTTATTATCTGCTTTGCGTTTCAGGTGCGAGAAGTAGCCGGATGGAAAACTTGAATGTGAGTTTTGCAGTGTTTTCAAACACTTACGCTTTATCAACGCCATATTCGAATAACGACCACTACCACCACGGCGCACAAAGCGAAAATGAAGCCGTGGCTTATAAACGCTTCCCAGTCCACGCCCTTGTAACTCATTTGGTCTCCTCCATCAGTGGATCGGAATTTGTCAAGGCGGTAGGCGGCTGCTCGCGCGCCTTCAGATATGCCATCTCTCGTTCAGTTTTCACCATTCGTGCAACAGCATCGGAAGCCAGTTCCTTTGCGTCGGCAATCTCGGCTCGCAGCGCCTGCCGCCATCGTTCAAAGCCCCGCCGTTCTGCCTCTTCGAGCGCGGACTGGTCGTAAAGTGGCACTACGAATTGATCTTCCGTAGATTGGTTTGATGCAGGAACGGCGCGGCGCTCTTTATTTTGTGAAAGCTCCGTCATACCGAATCGCGTGAGATACGCTATTGGCGACATGGCATTCATCTGCTCTTCTCCATGTCGGTGCGAATCGCCGCGTCTAGGTCGTCGCCACTGAGCACGTAATTATCTGGCGTCATCCCTGCAAAGACGCCGCCGGTTTTTATCGCGTCAAGGTCGCGAGTCCTAAGATGCCGATACAACTCCGCATCCTTCGCATTCGCGTCCCGCTCCCGCACAAGATCGGCAATCTCAGCCAGGAGCGCCGGTATCAAATCCAGCACTTCGTAGACGCTATGCACGTCTCGGCTGCCCTTTACCTTGCGGGCGTATTCCATGATCTTGTCCATCGCTTCCCACCCTGTCTCGTCTCCTTCGATGCACGCTCTACCGTACTCGCGCATCTGATCGGCGGTGTACACGCGCTCCCTCCAATATTCTGCCGTTCCTTCCTGGTGAATTTTCCAGCCTACTATCTCGCCGATAGGCTCAGGCAACTGTGGCTCCATAGCGGTGTAAGCTCGTAATGCAGCCGCTCCCTCCGGGGTTTTGCGATATGCAGTATTAATCCGTACTTCGCATTGTTTGCACGAACTACGTCGACCATCTTTGCCGCTCTTGTGCTTCCCGAAAGAAGTAAGTGCAGGCAACGTTTCCTTGCAAACGCGACACGTTTTGGTGGGTTCCATATAAGTCCAAATTAGAACGGTATGTCACTATCAAGATCATCGAAAGAACTACCGGTCTTTGGATCGGGCGTCCGCGTTGTGCCATGCGGCTGCTGCGCTCCGCTTCCCGCTTGTGGCTTAGTTGCGTCAGGCCGGCCTCCCGGACTATTCAACATCTGCATGGTGTCCGCCCGAATCTCCGTCGTGTAGTGATCCTGGCCGTCCTTTCCTTGCCACTTGCGCGTTTGCAGCTTGCCTTCTATGTAGACGGAGGAGCCTTTGGAGAGAAATTTGTCCGCGATCTCTGCCGTTTTGCCAAACATCGATACACGGTGCCATTCGACGGCTTCCTTGCGTTCGCCAGTGCCCTTGTCGATCCACTTTTCAGTAGTGGCTACGGTGATATTGCACACCGCTGTTCCGTCCGGCAGAAAACGAGATTCCGGGTCTTTGCCAATATTCCCGACGATGATTGCCTTATTGATCGAAGCCAATGTATTTCCTTTAGTTGACGCGCCGCCTTGTCACGGCGCGGATTGCCTTACTTTTAAGCCGCCTTCTTCGCGCACCGCATCAGCAATGCAACCTTTGCGCCCACATCAGCCAAAAACGTCTGCACTTTCTCGGACAGTTCCGCGATGTACTTGTCGTCGCGCTCGATCCGTTCTATATAAAGCTGAAATTCAGGCGTGGCCCGAGGGTCGAAACTACAAAACATACAAAACTGCCTTCCTGAAATCCATAACCCGCCATAAATTTGAGCGCGATGGGCCTCAGGCATCCCATTAGCCCAAGTCCGCATGTGCACTGCGCTATCTTTTGGGCACTTCGACTCGTAGGTGCCGTCAGTCCCGATCATGCCGTCGAGCGAGCAGCCGACCCAAGGAATCGTAGGATGCAGGATAAATCCGTTTTCCACAACGACATCGCCGGTCTCAAGCTCATACGCGGCCCGTGCGAACGGCTCAAGTTCGCTGCCCCATTCGAGACTGCGACTTGTCGGCCCTTCCATAGGAGCGCCATAAAGCCGCTCCGTAGCGACACGCCAGATATAGTCGTCGCGGGCCTTGAGCGCCTTTCCGGTCGTCTTGCTGACGGCGAGAATGTCCTCGAAGCAGCTTGCCGTGGCGTGGCCGGCGCGGGCTAGTTTCCAGGCGTCGCTTCCTTGCGCGGCGTCGCTCACGATTCGCTCCTGGATACTCCGCCATTCATGTCTGGACGGAAATGAGACGACATCGAAGATGTAGCAGCCTTTGCAGTTGGTTGTTGAAAATATGCATAGCCATCATTGCGTTGGATCAGCGCGCAATGTCGATGTGCCACATCAGAAACGATACCGATGTTGGTCGTGATATTGAAATTGCCGGATGCCCGTACCGCCACACGACCAATATGGATTCCGGTATTTTTACCTTTTGGTACAACGGCTTTCACATGGTCTCCAGTTTGAAAGCCGTGGGCCTGTTTTGTACGCATAAGATACCCGCGCGGGAATCCTTGTGCGGTGACACGGGTGCGCTGGTAACTGCCCCTGCCTGTACATTTAATGTACAGCGTGGGCCGTATCCAGTTATCCACCGCCGTAACATTACCCACACAGACCGCATCAAGAGCGTGCGTTTTCGGAATGCCAAGGCGGCTGCGGTTGAACTTGGTTTGTCCTCCGGTTCCGGTGTCAACGGATAGGCCTGTGTGCTTCAGACATTCCAGCAATCGCCAGCGCGTAGCGTTGACGGCAGCGGCATCGCGCAGCGGCACCACGGCTTTTGCCGTGATGTGGGCAAGCCTGGCCGGATCGTGTACCAGAAAATTAATAATAGATCGCGCCCCTTTTTTTTGATTGCACTTCTGGCAGGCCATCGTCAGATTCGATACCCGGTTGCTGCCGCCATTGGCGCGTGAGTCGATATGCTCGACTTGCAGAGGAACATTTGTCTTGTCGCAATAGGCGCACTGGCGATGCCACTTTTCCAGCAGATATTCGCGCACCTCGTATCCGGCGCGTTCACCTTGCTGATACTCGACGCCTGAAATCGCCGGGTTCTGCATCAGTTGCATGTCGAACTTGACCAGTTCGGTCGATAGTGCTGAAATTGGCGCCCACCTAGATAGTTTTAGAACCCATGACATCGTGGTATCTACACGGTGCGTCAGAGATGGCGGCAGCCAGCCATTTTCCTTGTTGCCGCGATTTAAGAACCGAGGCGCACGATGACGCAAATTCCTGCCGCGTCTGGCACGACGCAACTGACGCCGTGCCGTAAGCGCCTTGGTAATCTGCTGGCCGCGATGCGCCAGTTCAAACAGATTCAGTACGGCGATTGCGTCATTTTTTTCCCGTACTATGGCAATGCCCGTGGTCTTGCTGCCAGGATCGAGTTTCAAGCGCAACGACTGGAATACGCTGTCATTTGCCAGGCGATCTGCAAGACGAATGACAAACGGCACGATCCGGTGAACGCGGGCACGACCACGCTCCAGCAGCAGACGCGCCCGTTTTTCCGAACACGGCATCAGCGGGTTTCCACTTCGATCCAAAACAAATACGGCCATGATCTTTCCTTTCAAATGCCCTTACGGGCCTGGTAACGCGCACCTTGCGATGCGTCTCCCTTCGAGAATGTCCGTAACCGGCTCCCACTTTTGATGGCGGCGACAAAAACCTTCGACCTTTTACCTTGGATCAGCATGATTCCTGTCTTACAGTGCAGCGAACTAAGGAAGCATTCGCTGGTGTGTCTTGACGACCTGTTACTAACGTAGCGGATTGGATACCACTTTCTCTGGTCAATGAAACTTACAAATTACTTGCAAGCGCCGGCCTAAAGGTCGGGGTTATTGACTTCCGCGACAAACTCAGATTCGGCATCGCCAAGCGGTTCAGGTTCCGGCGTTATTGCAAGCGCCTTGATCCGCGCCCATTCGACGGCTCCGACAAGAGTGCGCTGCGGCTTTGTAAGCACGCTTTTCCAGTGCCGCTCAAGTCCATGCAATCCGTCCTCCTTTGCCGTTTCTTCGAGATCGGCTACGAGTTTTTTAATTTCTTCCGTGCGGTCTGCTGCGTCCTTGGCTACCGGCATTGCAGCAGCGCCGATTTGCGCCGGTGTCGCACGCGGCGTAATGTCGATCTCGGTCGGCGTGTCCATGACTTCTTCGGCTACCGGCATTCCCTTGAGTACGTCGGCGAACACATCGCGCAACGCAAAGGCACGGGCGCGCATCTGCCGCATTCTGAGTGGGTACTGCGCCCACGGGCCTTGCTTGCCGGACAGACCGGCCATTTTCGCATCGGCGTCGGAGAACGTGCGCACCTGTTCCTTCGCTCCCCGGCGCTTGACGCGGCACGTTGCGACGCCGTTCTCGACCGATTCGTGAACGTACTCGCACGCTGGCGAGGCGAGTACGAGGGCGAGCACTGCGTCACCCCACAGGGCAGGGCGACCGTTGATAACTGCGATGTTCTGCATTGCCTGCAATGGCTTCAGGCCAAGCTCTAATCCCCATTGTATTGCGACGAGGCAATTACCTGGCTTGCCCTTGAAATCCTTAGGGATGAGATCGGATTCGGCTAAGTAGTCGGCGAAGCGCAGGGCTTCGTCGAGAGATTTTGGGGAAAGATCGAAGGTTGCGACGGGTGCTGAGTCAGACATTGTGATGCTCCTCTGTGCCCGAGACTTCGCCGGGCGTGGTTCGTTTAACTGCTGGCAAAACTGTTGCATACATTGCTTGCGACACGATGTCGCTAGGCACGTCATGCAAAATTGCCTGCACCCGTTCGCATTCGGCGCGCCAATACAAAACATCGTAGCTGGCGATCTCCTTTGCACTTGCAAAACCGCGCCGCCAGCGCCAGCGTCCCCATGAAAGGCAGGCCACTAAGCCTGAGAGAGCGATAAGCGCAAGCATACTTACTTCGCTTTTCTCAAACCGTGCTGACTGGATACGTGTGCTCGGTGCGCCTCGCGCGTGTGCCTGCGCGATGGGTGCAAATTCCATGACTCGCCAAGGAATGCGAGCGCACGCTTGAGTTTGAGCGACTGGCGATGCTCCGGTGTTTCTAGGAGCAATTCGGCGCGGTCGGCATAGCCATGATCGGTCATTGCATTTCCCTTTGCGTCATCCGCCGCTCTTGCTGCGGCAAGTTATTGCTCAATCGCGCAGAGTCCTCAGAAGCCTTACGCTCTAGCACCAGCCCGGCGAGAATGCCTATAGCGAGTACGCCGAATACGACCAACAGGATGTGGACGGCGATCATGGCTATCTCCAGTTTTGCCGAACATCGGCGTCGTCATCCGCTTCTTCATCGGCAGCCTTCTCAAGATCGAGCTCCGCCTGATGTCCTATCGCATCTGCCACGAGTTCGCGGAAGCAAAGGCCGAGCGCTTCTATGCTGACTGCTTGTCGAACGGCGGCGCGCAGTAGTGTTTGCAGTCGCTCATTCAGCGGCCCGTGATATTGCAAGTGCTCAAGAATGTCCTCGTGATGGTGCCTGTCGCGCTCGCACCAGAGATATGGCGTCTCCGCAATAATCTCTGCCTTTATCTCGGCAACACGTTCTTCCAGCGCATAGTTGCGAGGAGCCGGCGCAATCTTCGCTGGCAGATGCGGCACCAGCGAGGGATAGCTTTTGTGGAAATCTGCGTAATCGGCGAGATGAGGTTCTGTTGCTGTGGAGATCATGTTGCCTCCTTAACAACCGTCGCCAGTTTGTTCAGACCATCCTTGAAGCGCCAGATGAACGGATCGCAGCGGCCATCGGAAAACTGAAGCCAGCACAAATTACCGGCTACACTGATGACGGTGCCGCGCAGAAATTGTGCCCCAAAGCGATTGAACCAGGCGATAACGTCGCCGGTGCGCGGCTGTTCTGTAAGTCCGATGTTCGATTCCATTGCCGTTTCCAAATCTGGATAAATAAACCGTAGGCGGATGAACTCGCCCGGACTAAAAAGACTGCTAAAACCCGGCAGGCACCCAGCGAATCGAACGCCGCTCAGCAAGAGTTGTGGTCTCGCTCGCCGCCTCGCCTATACCCTTTGCTTTCTAGCCTTCCACCTTCCGACTTCGTGGCGATAAGCGGATAGAGGAATTATAACAGAAAAATCGCATTCCCGATAATCGCAAATACGATTCTTACAAACAAATAAAATCCGCCGAAGCGGATTAGCGGAAAAGCGACAGCGTGGAGTTATGTCACCGAGACCAGCGCAGGAACCGGCAGATGTGCAGCTTCGTGGTACAGCGCGTCGATCATCGCCGGGCCGTGGCCTATGATGGAACCGGTGATATTTACTACCAGATGGCCGTTATTGCGCTGGGCTACATAAGCAAGCCCGGTCAATTCGCCGTTGTCGACCAAGGCGGCAAGGTCAAACAACAGGGATAGGAGGCTGGCGCGGTCACTCGGCGTCGTGCGGTATCTCGGGCTTTCGGACATCGCTCTTATAGGCGCCTGGTTTTATGGGCGAAAGTGGAGATTCTACTCCAATATCAGCCTGATTATTGTGCATGGCAGCATGGTTTAAGTCCACGGGCCGCTGGAGAAATGGTTGTATCACGTCAAGAAGCGATTGCCGCGATGCGGGCGGCAACATCAATATTTGCATGGCGAGCATGTGATAGACGCTTACCTCGCGTGGGCCGATCTCAGCGGATAACCAGAGCGCGTTCACGCCCAACGCGTAGGCTATCTGCGCGGTGGCCGTAGAACCGTGGGTGCGTCCTCGCTCCAAATCAGCAATAACGGTTTGGCTGGTATCGCTATTTTTCGCTAACTGCTTCTGAGTCAGGCCGGATGCTTTGCGAGCAGATTTTAGCCTCTGCCCGTAGGTGGTTTTCATATTTCTGTAAGTGTGACGTTAAAAGCAATCGCATTGTCGGGGTACGTGGATTTTGAAAAGCAATCGCAAATGTTATATACTTCAATCCTATGAACTGGAAAAACCTAATTGCCGAATTGATGGCCGCCGATCAAACGCAAGACGATATCGCCGACTACTGCGACTGCTCGCAAGCGCAAATTAGCGATATTCACCGGGGCCGCATCAAGGAACCGCGCCACGCGCTCGGCGAAAAGCTGAAACAACTGCACGCAGCGGTGGTGAAAGCGGCGGCATGAAAACTAATGCTCCAAAATGTGCCGGTACGCCAAAGCAGGAGTCTGACTGATGGCAGCGCAGCGCAACAAGAAGAAGATGGTGCGTTCCTGCCGGGTTTTCCTGAACGACCTCAATCATGGAAAGGTTGTCGTCATCACGGATTTTCTTTATCAGTGCCGCACCGTCACGCAATACTTTGTAGATTTGTTCTGGCAGCGGCTCGACTTCGGCGGCAAGCTGGCCGATCTGCCGACTGTCCATCGGGCGGTCAAGCGATTCGGGATCACCACGCGGTTGTCCCAATCGCTCGCAAAGCAAGCCAAGGAGTGCGTGCGCTCGCAACACAAGAAGGGGCGCAAGGATAAGCCCGCCCTGCGCAGTCACACCGCGACGCTGTATTACCACTTCGTCAAGATTGAGCCGTTTCGTGGTGCCGGTTTCGACTGGGCGGTACATCTGATCGGCTCCGGCGCACCACGCATGACGTTGCCAGTGCACGCCACGCAGCCGATGCTGGATCGGATGCAACACGGATGGGCCATATCGCGAACAGTGCGGCTTGGGCTGCGCGATGGACTGGTCTTTATCGACTTCCTGTTCGAGAAGGATCGGCCCGCGCTGCGCACGGAAGGCGTCGTCGTCGGAATGGATTCCAACTACAAGGCGGGCTTCGTGTTCTCCGATGGGCAGCAGGTCGGCGAACACATTTATGTCCGCGTTCAGCAATTCGGCAGGCGGCAGAAGCACAGCTTCGCCGAAGTCGATTCCATGGTCGGCCACGCCGTGAAGACGGTCGATTGGGGCAACATCAAGACACTCGCGATAGAGAATCTCAAGCGGGTGAAACATGGAACACGGGGGACGTTCTCCCGGCAGTTGAATAGGCGCATGTCCCATTGGCTCTATCGAGCCTGTGAGGCAAGGTTGGAGCGCGCTTGCGAGGAACAGGGGATTCGGCTGGAACGGAAAGACCCTTGGAAAACCTCGCAGACATGCCGGTCTTGCCTCAGATGGGACAGGCGGAGTCGCGTGGGCGACAGGTTCAAATGCGTTCATTGCGGGCACGCCGATCATGCCGACCGCAATGCCAGCGCGAACCTGGAATACCTCGCGACGGCGGGAAAATATGGTTTCCGCTCACCACAAAATGCAGACTGTCAAAGTTCTTCATAACCATGGATTCATAGCTGATGTTGATGCGCGCCAAATCTGGCGGACTTATCCGCGCCGAGGACGTTCTGCAATACCGCAGAGAGAATCCGAGCGAGAAGAAGGCAGCATGAATACTTTAGCTCCTCGGCGTGAACGGCCCCCTATCCAGCACGCTTCGCAGCGCCGCTATCTGATCCAGCAGCACGCGCTCATTCGGCGGAATCTCCGCGTCGGTTGCGGTCGAGCGCGGCTGGAATCCCGGCACGAGCAGTTGCCACGGCTCGACGCGGAAGGCTTTTGCGACTTTCTCGATGAGTTTTGCGTTCGGCCACGTAGCCGCATTGAGCGTGCGGCTAAGAGTTGCCTGGCCGATTCCAGTCTTTTTGCTCAATTTCTCCTGAGTTTCGAGGGCCGGGGTATACGCCATCAACGTCCTGACGTTCTCGGCAATGGTGATTCGTAGTGGAATGACCTTATACAGTCTAGGAATTTTGTGCACTTTTCTATTTAGCATGAAAGAAGTATCCGTTTGTAGGTAAGTTTTTCCGCGCGCGGATATTTTCAGGCGCAGCGTCTTTCAACGAAACACAATTCTTTTGCACGATGAAAATCAACTTCCACCCACTTGCAAACATCTTCCCCTTACTAGACGGGCCAGCGTTCGATGAATTGATTGAGGACGTGCGCAAATACGGCGTGCGCGAACCAATAACGCTGCACGAAGGCTTGATCCTAGATGGCCGCAACCGATGGCGGGCGGCGCAGGACGCAGGCAAGACGTGTCCAACCAGAGAATATGAAGGCGATGACCCGCTGAAATTTGTCTTGTCGCTGAATCTCAAGCGGCGGCAGTTATCGGCGGGGCAGTTGGCGTTTGTGGCGTTGGAGATCGAGAAAGTGGAGGCGGCGCTGGCGAAGGAACGGCAACTACGCAAGCCTGTACATTCTGTTCTGGCAAGAATGCCAGAACAGAATGTAGTCGAACCGCAGGAAAGCGAACCGCTACCCACGGACGCGCCAGTAACAACCGCTTCTATCTGGCCTTTGGAGCGCAAAACCATTCCGGCAAGAAAACCGGATCAAGGATTTGCCCGTGTAAGAGCAGCAGAAAAAGTCGGCGTCGGCGCTCGCTACGTCCAAGACGCCAAGAAGATAGAAGCCACTGCCCCAAAACTCGCGGCTGAAGTAAAGGCCGGAAGCAAGACCATCACGCAAGCGATGCGCGAGGTAAAGGAAGCGACCCGCGAACAACGCAGGGATGAGAACAGACAACTGATTGCGCTCGCGCCGAGTCCGGCCAGAACGGAGGCGCGCTATGCCACCATCGTAATTGATCCGCCGTGGGATTGGGGCGATGAAGGAGATTCAGATCAGCTCGGCAGGGCACGGCCCACCTACGGCACGATGACATTCGAGCAGTTGCTTGATCTGCCGGTGGCGAAACTAGCAGACATAGATTGCCATCTTTATCTGTGGATCACGAACCGATCATTGCCAAAAGGCTTTGCCCTGATGGAGCGGTGGGGCTTTCGCTACATAGTCGCGCTGACGTGGTGTAAATCATCCTTCGGAATGGGTAACTATTTTCGCGGTTCAACGGAGCACGTGTTATTTGGTGTGCGGGGATCGCAGCCATTGAGACGCAAGGATGTTGGAACATGGTTTGCGGCGCCGCGCGGGCCAATGGGCCATAGTTCCAAGCCGGTCGAGTTCTACCCTATCGTAGAGTCGTGCAGTCCCGGTCCATATCTGGAAATGTTCGCACGATCGGAACGTACCGGATGGCAGTCATGGGGCGCCGAAGCAAATGCTGCGTGAACATGCATATGGCTTTGATGAGCGCATGGCGATGTCCTCTGGAGTTGCAGCAGTTGCCGACGTGCGCTCCATCCTGCTCGATCAGATACCTGGTGCTGTATCCGTCACAAGGGCGGCTGTGGCTAATGATAAGCAGGGGATCGACTGGTGGGTTGAAATGAATAGCGCACGTCATCTGTCGATTGATGCCAAGGTGCGCGAAGAAGACTGGGCTGCGGACCATCCGAACGAAGATGATCTGGCGCTGGAAACGTGGTCTGTGGTGGAAAAAAGAATTGTCGGATGGACGCGCGACAGCACGAAGAAATGCGATTACGTGCTGTGGCTATGGGCGGATACCAAGCGCTTTTGTTTAGTGCCGTTTCCGATGCTATGTAAGGTTTTCGAACAGCAATGGCAAGCATGGAGCAAGCACTACAAGACCCGCCAGCAGTTCACACCGCGCAGTGGCGGCAGTGGCTATCGTAGCGAGTGCGTGTTCGTTCCGCGCAAAGAGGTATGGGCTGCAATCTATCGGCAGTATGGCGGCAGTCTGCATAAGGCGGGATGGGATTCGGAATGAGCGATATGTCAATCGGCGTAATCCAACAACACGCGGTCATTCGGCGGACATTATGAACATCGTCGATCTACCCCTTCAGCGCCGCCGAATTCCCCGTCCATCTCTCTCAAGCGGGCGGGATGTATGGAAAAACGAGGCCCATGTGCTCCGCGCGATGGTTTCCCGATCCGGCTTGGTTGGAAAAGTCATCGCCGAACGGATCGGAGTGGGAGAACCCGTATTGAGCAAGGCGCAGCAGGACGATCCGAAAGCGCGGTTGCCGGAAGACGCTATCGACAAGCTGATGGACGTGTGCGAGAGCGAGGCTTGGCTGTTTTACTGGATTGCCAGGCGGGGGTATGACCCTGCGAGTTTGCGGCGGCGGCAAACGGAGGTCGAGGAAGAGAATTGCTCGCTTAAGGAGCAGATAGAAGCGATGCGAGCGGAGCGGCAAATGACGCTGAATCTGCTGCGGGATGCACGGGACTTGGCGGTGAAATGAGCCAAGTCGTGAGGATCGGCAATGCGGAACTCTATTTAGGCGATTGCCTTGAGATCATGCCGTCGCTCCGAATGGTTGACGCAGTTATTACAGACCCGCCTTATATGAACATGGAAGGCGGTACTCGCTTTCCGGACGGTGGTGGAGTAGCCAAACGTCGCAACGAAAGTATCACCGTGGGCGATCCTTGGGGAGCAAATTTGGAGTGGGTATTGCCAGCATGGAATCTTGCAGAACGTGCTTTTTTTTCGTTCTGCTCATTTCATTTTGTGGCTGACCTCCGCGCAGCAATACCTAGCAAACCAACGGCTCTGATTAGTTGGTATCAACGCAATGCCGCGCCTAGCGCGGCGATGGCTCCGCAATTCCAGACGGAATATTGCTGGGCGTTTCGTAAAGCAACCGGATTGAATTGGCGCAAGTTGAAAACGCATATCGACATACCCCGCCTTCAGGCCGGCTGCATGGCTATGGAGCGGATCGTAGAGACGAACGGCACCGTGTCGCACCCCGCCCAAAAGCCGGTAAAGCTGATGGAAGAACTGTTGAAAATCGGCGTTACGTCTGTGCTTGATCCGTTTATGGGAGTTGGAACCACTGGTGTCGCATGTTCCAATCTCGGTCGCGCCTTCATCGGCATCGAAATCGATGAACGCTACTTCCAACTGGCTTGCGAACGAATCGAGCGAGCGCAGCGGCAGTCCGTGCTATTCCCGCCGGAGCCGATGAAGGCGCATGAGCAGATGGCGCTGGAGGTAGCGTGAAAGCTCAAATCATCACCGGTGATTGCGTCGAGGTTATGAAGGGCATGGCGGAGAATTCAGTCGATGCCATCAAGCCTGGATGCGATGATCTTATGTGGTCATTACCGCGTACTTTTGTGGTTGAGCAGAGCGAAAAGTACATAGCAATTGCTCGGGATCGAGGCGCTCATGCCGTATGTGACATGACTGGCAAAGGCAGACAAGATTCGACGGATGGTTCGCCTTCTCTGCTGACTCAAAGTTCCGAAACGGCCGAATGTGGTGAACAGGGATGCTTGATCCTATGAAGCGCCCGCAGATTCGGCAGGTGCCACCGTCGCGCTCAACCGCCAATAGTCGCGTCTTTAGCCAACCTTTTCCGCGATATGTGGTCGGGCCACCTGACCAGTTGGGCGACTTCTCTGCTGTGAACGCACCTGATGTGGTGAAGCACTCGCGCGAACAGAACCTCCGCCTGTTGCCTTTGCGCTTTGTTTCCCAAGGCTTCAGTTGTAAGACTTTGCCGCACTTCTCGCAGGACAGGTCAACGGCCGGCTTCCATGACGGACTGTTTTCGCCGCGCACCATCTCGCTAGTAAATGCGTTGGTAGGGCGAAATCCTTTGCGATACGTGTTGCCTGTTAGGTCGTGGCCGCGCATGACGCGATTAGCCATATGCCATGCGCCGCCGCACGCATACCCGCAGAATGTATGCGGGTTTCCGTTGACTCGCTTGGTGAACGTGATCCCACACTGCTTGCACTGCTTGGTTACGATTTTTATGAGGCGGCTCCTGTGCAAGTATCCAGTATAACACCATTCGCCGGCAGCGGCAGCACAGGCAAAGCCGCCATGATGGAAGGCTTCGATTTCGTCGGCATCGAGCAAGACCCGGCAATGGCCGAGATCGCGCGGCATAGGACAACGGGTGCGGCTCCGCTGTTTGTGGAATTGACGGAGGCGGCGTGAAAAAGCGCCCCTGGTCAGCCTCCGAAGTCGCGCTACTCCGCGCCAAGTACCCGGACACGTCCACGACAGAGCTTGCCCGCGAAATGGGCCGCACCGTCGGCCAACTACATCAAGCAGCTACCCGCTTCGGCCTGAAGAAGAGTGCCGCGTACATGGCCGGGCCGCATGCATTCATATTGCGTCGGCGCAGCGCAGGAGTAGAGCACAGATTCAAGGCGGGACTTGTGCCATGGAATAAAGGATTGAAGGGCGTCAATGGGCATTCCAGCAGTCAATTCAAGCCGGGTCACAAGTCGCACGCATGGAAGCCGATCGGCAGCGAGCGCATGACCAAGGACGGCCATCTGCAACGGAAGTTGACGGATACCGGAGCAGACCGAGATTGGGTGAGCGTTCATGTGCAGTTGTGGACGGAAGCGCACGGGCCTGTGCCAAACGGTCATGTCGTTGTGTTCAAAGACGGCGATAGGCGGTGCATCGAACTATCTAATTTGGAATTGCTCACTCGGCGCGAGCTGCTCGAGCGAAATACAGCGCAGAGATTCCCTCAAGAACTGCGGCAATTGATACATCTCAAGGGCATGTTAACAAAGAAGATAGGCGAATATGAAAAATCGAATGACCGATCTGCGTGACCACTTGTTCGCCACGCTCGAAGCCTTGCAGGACAAGGACGCTCCGATGGACATTGAACGCGCCAAGGCCATTGCAGGCGTTGCGCAGGTGCTCATCAACAGCGCGAAGATCGAAGTCGATCTTGTCAATACCATCGGCGAACGAGCGCGATCTGAATTCTTCGGATCGGCCAAGCCTGAGTTGCAGCAAATAGAATCGCCGCTGCATCGGGTTAAGTAGCCATGAGCTACCCGGTCGCAGTTGAGCGCATCCACGGCGCAGAGCCGGCGTCGTTGAATCGCAGCGAGCCAGTATTTTGTTTCTGCGGCTGCGGCCAGCCGGCGCAAGTCCTCATCAGGTGGGAAAGCCACACGGGTAAGGCAGACGGCTGGTACAGCGTGGCTTGCGCTCGGAAGATCGGGGCCGTAGCGTGATTAAGAAAGCAAATCTGCAATCGGTGGATGTCGGCACAACCGTAGAAATGTATCCGCGTGATGCGTGGAGTCGCATTCCATCCGAAGTAAACATGGAAAAGCTGTGGAATCTAGTCGGCCCACAGGTAGATATGCACATTCGCAAATTGCCGCTGTGGAAAGTGTTTTGCGTCGTGTACTTCGAGGGACTGGCGCATGGGTCGCAGGCGGTGAAGAAAGAGTCCGCATGACCTCGCGCATCCTCTGCGGCGATGCGCCGTTGTTCACAGAACTCGTAGCCTGACAACAAGGAGCACTAGATGCGCTGCCAAGCAGGAGATACCGCCATCGTCATTCGTTCCGGCAACTACTGCGACAACAGGGGCCGAATGGTCGAGATCAAGCATTGGGTATCGCAGCCAATCATAGGCGCAGACGGCTCGCTCTGGCTCGGCGGCGGATGGCTGTGCGAGACGCTTGGGCATGGGCTGCGGACGCCTGTTGGAACGGTCATGGAGCGCTTGTTTGATGATGCGATGCTGATGCCTATACGGGGCGAGCAAGAGGCTGTGGCTGGCGAGGAATGGCGTGGCATAGGAGCGAGCGGATGAAGTTCAACAATCGCTGGCTGGAGATCATCCTTGCGCTGCTCGTCGGCATGGTGATCGGCGCTGATGCGGCTTTAACCTGGAAGGCTTGGTAACGATGTTCGGCGTGGCAATACATTCAACCGATTGCCGTTATCCGGCTGCGGATGATTTATACGAAATGGCGTGGAGGAAGGCTTGAACGAACCAGTCAATTGCACTAATGCAGAACTCGAAACATACATTAACAATTTACGTAGTGGATTCCTGTCGTGCCAAAACTTAGAACATTGCATCTCTTCGCCGGGGCCGGAGGAGGGCTGCTCGCCGACACTCTGCTCGGACACCAGTGCATATGCGCAGTCGAGATCGATTCCTATTGCCAGCAAGTCCTATCGGCGCGGCAAAAAGACGGTTGTCTTCCGTGGTTTCCAATCTTTGCGGATGTCAAGGAGTTCGACGGAACGCCATGGCGCGGATTGGTTGATGTCGTCGCAGGAGGGTTCCCTTGCACCGATATTTCCGCAGCCGGCAAAGGAGCCGGAATCAACGGAGAGAACAGCGGACTATGGCGTGAAATGGCAAGGATCATTGGCCAAGTACGACCGAACGGCGTGTTTGTGGAAAACAGCCCAATGCTCACTGCTCGCGGACTCGGAAGAGTTCTCGGAGACTTGGCCGAGATGGGGTTCGATGCGGAATGGGGCGTTATATCTGCGGCCGATTGCGGTGCTCCGCACGAGCGTAAACGCATCTGGATCATGGCCAACGCAGGCAGCGAACGAATACGAAGCCGCACCGAATATAACGATTTCGAGGCGCGAAAAGATGAAATCGGAGAAGAAAAACGGGAATGGATTCGGCTTGACTGTGGGACAAGCGGCGCAGATGTGGGCGACGCCTTGCACGCCGAACGGTGGGCGCGTGAACAAGCCAGCGGATGTTGTTCAAGTGAGTTTGGAAAGTCAGGCAAATGCATGGCAAACGCCGAAGTCTGCGGATGCGGACAAGAGGGGAGACTTCGACGCGAGCAATCCACGAAACGGCTTGGTCGGTCAAGCGAAGTCATGGGGAACGCCAACTGCACGAGATCACAAGGATTCGGGAGATTGCTCGAACGTACCAGAAAACGGTCTCCTTGGGAGGATGGCGAAATCATGGTCGGGCATGACGAATCAGCCAGGCTCGTTGAACCCGGAATTCCACCTTTGGCTAATGGCGTGGCCTTTCGGGTGGACAGGATTAGAGCCTCTGGAAATGGGCAAATTCCAGTTGTGGCTGCAACAGCATTCAACCTTCTGTCAGGAATGGCCAGTAAAGCCTGATGCCACACAAGAGCAGTTAAATCTAACGGAGAATCTTTGAACTTGAAACAAGACATTCTCGCGGCACTAAAGGCCGCAACAGAACCTATGGATCGCAAAGCCATAGCCAAACTATGCCTTGCTGGTAGCGACAAGCAGATTGCGGATCAACTTTACTTGCTGAAAAAGGCACGCGAGATTATCGGAAAGAAAGAGAGCGGATCGCATTTTATGTATCGCCTTCCTACAGAGTCCGATATGCCGCCTTCGATAACGCCAGCCGAAGTGCTGCGTGCGCGGAGCGAGGCTGAAGTCGATGAGATCGATATCGAACGCATCGAGGAAGCGACGGAAATCATACGCATGGTGGAAGAAATATCGGATGCGCCTAAGAAGCTGCCGCCACGCGAGGATATCGAACGAATGATCGCCGAGAAGCCGATCAACGGAAACACGCAGGAACAACCGGAGAGTGACGTGAGCGAGACCGTAGCGGACAAGACGGAGTTGGTGGTCGAGAACTCGGAAGAATCAATTGAAGAGCCTATTAGCGAGGAAGTGTCCCGGTTCCGCGTCGGGGTTTATAGCGACGAGACCATGGTGCTTGAGAGACCTGACGAAGAGTTGTTCGAAATCGACAAGGCTGAGTTCGCGGTGATGGTGGCGTTCGCGCGAACGGTGGGATGGCTGGCATGAATTAGCGGGTTTGTTATGCGCTTGGCTAGGCTTGCTCCCGAAGAGGCGGTCTTCCGACCCGCCCTGCCACTGCGCTCTTTGTCGGGCTTTACGGAGAAGCAAATGTCGAGACTTACTTATGTGGAGCAGTTGAAGCATCCGAATTGGCAGCGGAAACGGTTGGAGATTTTGAATCGTGATGAGTTTATGTGCCAGATTTGTTACGACGACGAATCGACCCTGCACGTTCATCACAAACACTATTTCAAAGGCCGAATGGCTTGGGAATACGAGAACTATGAGTTAGTCACGCTATGCGAATCTTGCCACGAAGGAACTGATGATCAGTCTGTGGCCTTTAAGAAGTTATGGGCGATGCTGAGAGTCGATGGGCCGTTTAGTGTCGGCGATGCTACCGGATTGATAGCTGGATGGGCGAACTTGAATGTTGGTTATGACCTTTCAGAATATCGCTCGGTTTGTCCATATAACTTCGTTCTTGGTGAGATCGCGCAGGCGGTTGATTGCTTGATATTCCATATCAACGAATTAACGGCGCTCAGAGACGCCCTGTTATCCATCCATCCGGATGATAGAAAAAAAGAACTTCTGTCGATGGTCGCCAACATAGAGGCAAATTATGTCCTCAAAGGCTGATATCTGGATGCCGCTTTTCATTGGCGATTATCTCGCGGACACGTCGCGCCTGACGACGGAGCAGCACGGCGCTTACATGCTGCTCATCATGGACTACTGGCGCAATGGCCCGCCTCCTGATGACGACGAGGTGCTGGCAAATATCTCCAAGGCGTCGGCCCAAGCATGGAAAAAGATTAAGCCGACCATCGCCGAAAAGTTCAAGATCGCCGCCGGAAAATGGACGCATGGCCGGATTGATCGGGAACTTCTTTTGGCAGAAGAATGCCATGGGAAAGCGACAAAAAAAGCCCGCCAGGGAGCCGATGCAAGGTGGTCAAAACAACGTAATGAAGATGTTCCAAGCATTGCTACAGGAAATGCTCCAAGCATAACCACAAGCACTGCTTCTGGCTATGCTCAAAGCATAGCTACAGGTAATGCTATAGAGCATAGCTTGGAGCTTGAGCCAAGCAATGCCCACGCAATGCTTAAGCAATGCCCTTCACAATCACAATCAACATCAACATCAAAAACAAAGAAAAAACCAAGTCAAAACCAAGGCACCGCATTCGCGGTGCCTTATGGAATTTCGCAGGAAATTTGGGATTCGTACCTGAAAACGAGAACCAAGCGGCGAGCGAGCAACGATCCTGTGGCGCTCGCCTTGGTAGTCGAGAAACTGGAGACATTGCGCCTTCGAGGCCACGATCCGCAGACGCTTCTTTGCAATTCCGTCAGGGGTGGATACGGAGAAGTTTTCGAGCCTAAAGCGGAGGCCGGAAAACCACACGTCAACGGCTACGAATCCACGAAAGACAAAAGCCGCCGCGAGGCGCACGAAATTTTGACCGGAAAGAAAGCAGGAAATGAGCAACGAACTATCGACATCACGCCCAGTCCCGATCTCCTGGGTTGAATCGCTGTTTGGAAAAATGTCGAGCATGTACGGCTCGAAGTTTTTGGACGCATGGCGCGATTGCGACATGGCAAGCGTGAAAGCTGTGTGGGCCGAAGAAATGGGAACGCTGTCGCGTGACGAACTAAAGCGCGGAGTTGGCGCGTTGATGCAGCGCGATTGGCCGCCCACTCTCCCAGAGTTCATGAAGCTCTGCCGTCCCACGCTCGACTGCGAGGCAGCGTTCCACGAAGCCGTCAACGGCATTGCCGAACGCAGGCAAGGCAGGCCCGGCATTTGGTCGCATCCTGCCGTCTACTGGGCAGCGCAAAAGGTCGGCCCTTTCGACATAGCGAACCAAGGCTATGCGGTGCTCGCCGGTCGATGGAAGAGGGCGCTGGCCGAGTGTTTCGCTCAAACCGAATGGTCGGAGATACCGATGCCACGGGCCGCGTTACCGGAGCCTGGATCGACGCAGGTATCGCGCGCCGAAGCAACGGCAAGTCTTGAGAGGCTCCACGCGACGGGAATCCTGAAACCGAAAACAGATCATCGTCGGTGGATCAAAAAAATTCTTGAAAATGAAAAGGATGGCGTGATTCAGTCATACGCGGCGGTGCAATACGCGAAGCAAGCACTGGCGGAGACGACGCCGGACGATGTGCCTGCGGCAAAGACAATCGTTGCTGAACAGGCTATCAAAGCCGGCTTCGCTCCGGCATTCTCAGACGAGTGCGAGGAGGTGGAATGAGGATTCCAGATTGGGTATCAGCCTTCGACGCCAGCCGCACCGCCGCTATCTCAAAGGCAGTCGAGCAGCGCCAGAGCGTAACGCAAGCCGTGATGCGCCATCGCTTCGCAACCTTCGAGCCGCGCGTCGCAAGGCCATCGGCGAAGATGCGCGGACGCTACGGAGCCGAGTTGAGCCACGACGAGCAATCGGTGCTGCTGCGCATGCTCGATACGCGGAGGCCGAAGCTCGTGATGTCGTTCGAACGCGGCTATGGCCGGTCAAAGACGATGAGCGAGATACCGAAGAGTTGGGGAGCGCGGCCATGACGGAAGTTGTCACGATTGGGAATGCGACGCTGATTCTTGGAGATGCGCTGGAAGTATTGCCGACGCTTGGCAAAGTAGACCTTTGTTTGACTGATCCGCCGTATGGGATTGGCATGGATGGTAGGAAGCGAACCACTGGCTGGCACGGTGGTAGAAAGGAATATGCATTCATGGGATGGGATGAGATACGACCATCGCAGGAAGTATTTGCACTGCTGCGAAAGAGTGCAGACAAAATAATTATCTGGGGTGGCAATTACTTCGCAGATATGCTGCCAATGTCATCGAAATGGTTCTTATGGGACAAGGGACAGCGCATCAATCAATCGGATGGCGAATTAGCGTGGACAAGTATGGATGGCGCGCTCCGTATCTGCACACTGAACAGAGTCGAGTTGATGTTAGACGGCGCAGAGCATCCGACACAAAAACCAGTGCGCTTGATGAAATGGTGCATTGACCAAGCAGGTTATTCGCAAACGATTATTGATCCATTCTCCGGATCGTTCAGCACAGGCGTGGCAGCGGTGCAGATGGGACGAACATTTATTGGAATCGAGCGTGAGCGTGGGTATTTCAGAATCGGATGCGAGCGTATCGAGCGCGCCCAGAGGCAATCTGCATTATTCCCGTATGACGCTGCACCGACCAAACCTCACGAGCAACTTCAACTGGAGGCCGCGTAATGCCGAGCGTGAAGCACAGCGGCAACGGATCATGGAGCCTGATTGCGCGCAAGAGACTCCACGCCGATCTTGCGGCGCATGGTCTGAGCATTGACTGCGACGATGTTCCTGCGTTGCGGCGAGCGGTAGCGCGCGTGCTCGAAGTGCCATTGCCAGAGACGGTAGAAGAGCAGGACGATCTCATGCGCCGCTTCAGCAACGGGACACTTGCGGCGCCGCTGCGCGAGTTCGAGCCGCTTCCGGCTAAGCCGTGGGACGGGAAACGGTTCAGGCGTGAATTTTTGTTGGTGTTGGATCGGCTTCGGAGGAGCGCGTGAAGTGCGCAAGCTGCGAGGTCGCGGCAATGAGCGGCTACTCGGTTACGTTCGACATGCGCTGCCGGGGGTGCTGCGAGCGGCTGTACGCGGCGACGTTTCCGCTGGCCCGACCTGGGGTCATGTTTCAAATCGCGCGGTTTCAACCGGCGGAAATATGCGACGAGATCGTGGCGGCGGAATTGTGGGCGGTGGCGGCGTGAATAATAAATCCGATTGCGGATTACGATATTATGTCAAATTCGATTTGCGCTGGTGGAGTAGAGGCAAAACGCGAATCCGGCATAGCGTGGTAAAGGGTACGTGGTAAAAACGCAAGGGAGGTGCGTACTCCGACCGCGCAAATCAAAAATTAGGAGCTAGAAAACCGTGAGATTGAATCCGAACGTCAAATTAGGCGGTGATAAAAACGAATGTGCGGCGTGCGGGCGGCTTTTCCGAAGCACATTCGCGTTTGACAAACACCGGGTAGGTTATTTTTCGGCGCCCGTCAAAGACGGAGCGCAATTCCCTCGTAGGTGCATGACAGAAGAAGAAATGCGAGCCGCCGGAATGGGGATAAACAAACGAGGATTCTGGGTAAGCGAACTATATGAGGCGAATCAGGAATGGTTCGAAAAGGAAGAAGATGAAGCGCTTGAGCAAGATCAAATATCCATCTAAGGATTCCACATGAACAATTTCGAAAAGACCGTGTGCGACTTCTGGTTTCTGAGTTTCTACACGATTCCGGCGCTGTTTTGGTTTTCGGTGTTGAAGAGGCAGTTGTGAAACCAGATGCAAATTGAGATGCAAACAGAAGACTATATAAGCCTGAAGTGGCGCACGCTAAAGGCGTGGCACCTGACGAGCGAGATGGGGCGCGAACTGCTGAATCGCTACTTTGCTCTTGGTTCTTCGCTGAGCGCCATGACACAACATGACACGCCTGAGCAGAAGGAATTGCTCTGCCAGTTGATCGACGAGTGCGGGGCACCGACAATCCACTTGGATTGGGACGGCGTGGATGTCTCAAAGGACGAGGCCAAGCGCTACATTATGGACTATGAAACAGTCTAAGCCGCCGATTCCTCCGCGCAGTCTATACGCTCCGGCCAAAAAAGCGCCGGGTAAGAAGGTCGCGGCGAAGAAGGCCAAGGGAAAGGTGCGATGAAAAAAATTGAACGCCCCCTGTGGATGGTGGCGCATCCACGTCTAAGCGACCCGAGAGAGAGCGGCGGTAAGAGCCGTACTAATGCGACGGTCGAGCGAAATAGCCCGGTTGCGTCTGGAATGCCAGAGGCGGCAGCGAACCTAGTTCACCGCGCAGCAACCGTTGGAGCAGAAGGAGAATAAGTCATGCGCCGCTTCCGCCTGACCTCGCCAGTGCCGCTTGAGAGCGACATCCAGCGCGCGATCCGCGATGCCCTGTCGCGCCATCCGGCTGTCGAGTCTGTTTATCGCATCAATGGCGGGGCACGAGTGGTCGAGCGATTCGTGGACGAGCAAGGGCGCGAGCACAAACGGCGCTTCGTGCGGAATCACGACATACCCGGTATGTCTGATCTCTTTGTTTGGCTTAAGCCGCGCTATGGCACTAGGCAGGCATTCATTGAAGTAAAGCGAAAGGGTATGAAACCAACTGACGAGCAGGAAGCGTTTCTTGAAAGAGCGCGGCTGCGAGGCCACGTGGCTTTTTGGTGTGACGACGCGGCTGATGCTTGGAAGCGATTGAGCGAGGAGTTGAAGTGATAAAACGGTTTGAGGATATTGAAATCGGTAAGCGGTTTTATGACCTAACTAGTAAACTGGTATTTATAAAGGATACGGAGCATACGGCTGGATCGAGCAGCGGTGCACATCTTGAGTTCGCGCAGTGGCATCTAGTATCGGTTGTAACCGGGGAGACAAAAAATGGAGCAATCTGAATTTACAAAAGCAGAATGGTGGCTCGTCGCGCAAAGCGTAAGGCCTGACTGGACGCAAGAACAGTTCGACGCGGCGTGGGATGAGTTTGTGGCGTTGAAGGCGAAGGCGCGCGACTGAGATGGTGTGGACGTTGTACTCGCGGTCCTGCTATCGGTGTTTGTCGGCATGGTCGCCGGGATAATTTTATGTGCCGCTGCGTTTTTGCATCCGCTTCGATATAGACGGCGGCGAGATCGACGTAAAGAGGAGATCGCGCAATGAATGAGAACCGACACTGCGTAATTTGTGGCAGAGAGAGCGAGAGTCCTGTGCGCGATGCGCTGTCGCATTTTCGGCTATATGAACCTGGCATGTGGCAGTTTTGGCGAGGCAATGTGCGTCTGCTTGGTGTCGTCCAAGGGCTGTTGTCAATATTGTCTCTGGCGTTCCCGTGGTTCGACACATTAAGGCATTGGAAGTATCGGAAATATCGGCTTGAAATTATTGATCCGGCAACGCGCCAAAGCCGCGAGATGCGCGGTACGGACTTGCTGGGCGAGAACGAAATATCATAGCTATGCTGATCGCAGAGATGCTGAACACCGAAGTGGTGTCGTATAACCATATCAAACCGACAAAGGTTTTTTCGGTGAAAACGCAATACAAATACATTGGCAGGATGAAGCCACGCCAGTTCCAGTCAGAGCAGTTTCAGCGGCATGAATCGCAGACCAATCCTCACGAGCAATTGCGGCTGGAGGCTGCGTGACGGAAATAGTGCTTGTAAGGAACGGAAAGCGCCTTAGCGATGCGCAGATCGCCGCCATGATGCCCGCGCTCTATGGCGTAGTCGATGGCTTGTCGCCGATAGACAAAGCCGCGTGGCGGAGATTTTGGGGCCGCGTAACGAGGCTTGAAGAGGGGGAAGTCTTTACCGTTGATGTGAAGGTACGGCGCAATGGCCGCTTTCACCGCAAATTTTTTGCGCTGCTCAATGTCGGCTTCGACGCATGGGAGCCTACTAGAAAGCACAAAACTTATCGCGGACAGCCGATTCAAAAGAACTTCGAAGAATTCAGGAGCGACGTTATTATTTTGGCAGGGTTCTATGAGCAGACATTCGATCTCGCGGGACGGATGAAATTGAAAGCGAAGAGTATTGCATTCTCCAACATGGACGAGGATGAGTTTGAAAAGGTCTACAGCGGCGTTGCAACCGTCTTGCTGGAAAAGGTGCTCATTAATTACAAGGGGCGCGATGAGCTAGACCGGGTAGTAAATGAGATCGTAAATTTCCTATGACAGACTGCCGCTGTCGCGCCCCTCGCTGCCCGATACCCGGCACTGGCTGCCACTCTCTTACCGGCTGTGGCACGCACCTATGCATCGTTCACGATGATTTGAGCGAAAGCCTGTGGCCTGCCGCGACCGAGCGCATCATCGCTCGGGAATTGCTGTTCAGACTGCTATTCAAGCTCCAGCGCGCACCCGGCGGACATTTGGTGCCGCTGTCACTCCAGGTGAATCTGCGGATGGCGGGGCGCACGAAGCTGGCGTATGTTGAAACTTGCGCTGAACTGTGGAGCGAACTGCGGGCGGCGCTGTTTGCTGAATGTAGAGGCACTTGAAATCACATTTTGTGATCTCAAGATTCATCGTTCAAAACGAGATAACTATTTTGCAGAATGGCCTAACTCTCGACTACCCGCTGAGACCGGACTTTATCGCGCAGGTAGTCATTCCGCGCGATTTGACGACTGAAGAGGCGCGACGGATGGTGGCGTTTTTGCTCGCGCTCACGTCGAACGTTAATAATCAATGACGTACTGCTGTTTTGAGGCAATAATGAGGCGATTTTTGGTCCACCTGCTACTCGAACTGCTCCCCGAAAATCCAGTAGCAGCTCCTCGAATTTGAAAACTCCAGCAGACGCGAAAGACTGGTACGCGGCGGTCGCAAGCTTGGAGTTTTGCGTGCGATGCGGCAGCTACGGCGTACAAGTGGCTCACCGAAATTTCGGGAAAATGATGGGAAAGAAGGTTCCGCCACACTTAGTTGCTGCCCTGTGCCCGTCTTGTCATTTTTCAATCGACCAGGGCCGGGAGATGAGCCGGGCCGAGCGCCGCGCGGAGATGAACGCTGCGATTGTGGCGACGTTTGACCAATTGGTGCAGCGCGGCACGATAATTTTGTTGCAAAATATCCGTTAACGCATAAAATATCACGATGAAAATAACGAAGTATTTCTTAGACTCCTACAGGACATCAGGTCGCCGTAGCGGGGGCGGGTTCAGAGGTGGCCAAATGCGGGCGCTAGGACTCGATCCGAAAACCGTAAAAAGTGGTTGGGTTAAACGATTGATCGGGACGGAGATTACCCAAGAGCAAGCGGAACAGTTTATAGCTTGCGCAGATAAGCAGACTTCACAGAATGCCTGCGCGCCGCATCGCAGAACTCAAGTAAATCACGTCCGATATGACCAGACAACAAAAAGTGTTGCTGTTACAAACGTTGTTGCAACAGATGACTTTCTAAGGACTTATGAATGGCGTCGCGTGCGAATGCAGGCGCTAAAGAAGTATGGGGCGCGCTGCCAATGTTGCGGCACAACACCGGCGCATGGCGCGGTGATGAACGTGGATCATATTAAGCCTCGGAAAATATATCCAGAATTGGCGCTGTCATTGGACAATCTGCAAATCCTTTGCCACGACTGCAATCATGGCAAGGGCAATTGGGATATGACCGATTGGAGAGAAAAGGAAATGTCAGTCGGCTACGGAACCGAGAAAATCTAGGGACGTATCTAACTTCAAAGGCCAAACCAAAGCATTGTAAAATATCCCCAACCGGATAAAATATGCAGGAAAACTGGGTAACAGCCGTAGTTGCGATCCTCGGCGCGCTCGGCGGCGGCAGTGTGGTAGCGAAGGTTTATAAAGGCGGTCGCGCAGTAAAGCAGGATTTGGACTCGGATCGGAAAGCGGCGACAGACGAGCGCCGTGAGAATCGGGCCGACGACGCGGCAGAAAAAGTCTCGGCGAAAATAGTGTTCGACTTGACGGCACAGATCGACCGACTGAATAAGGAACTGCAAGATTTGGGAGAGGTAAAGCGGAGGCTGGAAACCGAGTTGATGAATGAACGGACTGAAAAATACACACTCATGCGCCGGCTCGCGCGCCTTGGCCGGAGATCGGACATTACTGATATAGGGCCGCTGCCGGTGGACGAATGAACCTCGACAAACTCAAGGCCGAACTGCGCGGCAATCAGCTATATCTAAAAGAACGGTACGACATAAAGGATCAAAACGCGCGAAAAATCGGCTACGGGCACGATTTGAACCGAAATCCGCTCCCGGAAGGCTGGACGATTCCGATTACGTTCAATCAGGCTGAGGCGCTGCTGGTGATTGATGCGCAACGGATAGAAACGGAGTGCGACCAAAGGTTGTCTGGATGGGTGAAGCGCGACGATGCCAGACAGATTGCGACCGCGATGCTGGTCTATGCGCTTGGGATCGAAGCCGTGGCTGGAATGGTCGACATGAATAGAAGCATACGGGAAGGAAAGTACGATGTGGCGGCGCTGAAGGTCGAGGCGTCTGCATATGCGCGGGATGAGCCGGATATTGCGAAGAGGGTGGCTGAATTGATGCGGAGCATACGCGCGGCGTGATTAAAAATGGGTACAGGCAACGGTGCATTGCCGCTTGCCCAGAGGACATCAGGCAGTTGATCCAGAAGGCTATTGATAGAGCCTTCGAGCATGGCCGCTATGTAGAGGGGCCGATTGAGCCGTATTACTCGGCGCGGGATCACGCGCTGGCGTTGATCGGCAGATTGATTTTGGAGCGGCGGGCGGAGCTCGAGGCGTTGGAGAAAGGTAATGGATCGGGATAGCCCGGATTCGATGATCGATTATTACGAGGCTGTCAAGAGTGCCGCGTCATCGTATGCCGCTTTCGTGGCATCGTGTCCCCCGGGCAAGGCATCCGAGATCGACGCAGCGGCAGCATCATACGTCGAGCTTACTGAGGCGGGGAAAAGGTTGCGGCGATTTGAGGATGAATCGCGATGACGAACCCTGTACGTGGCGAACCGCTTTGGTATTTTCCCGAAGATCACAATTCCGGGCCGCTGGAAGCGATTGTCGTTAGCCATGTAATACATCCTCCGGTATCGTCAATAGACCTTGTGGTGGTGAATTATTACGGGCGACCATTTTTCGCTAACGGTATCCCATTCGTTGACGACAGAGACCCGCCCGAGGATACGCACTACGCGACGCATCGCAAGCGCGTCGCAGAGAAGCAGCCTGAACGATTGAGTGCGGCGGAACTGGTTGTCATAGCCGGGCTGGAAACGCCCGATCCGATAGATCAGGACGAGAGGAGTCCGGCGTGAGAATAATCTTCGTGCCTATTGCCATGCTTTGCGGATGCTCGATGAATGGCGGACTCTTGTCTGCGGAACATTGCTCGCATATTGCGTATTTGCGGAACGGAAGTCAGATGCACGTGGAGGCCGACTGCACACTGCCGGTAGTCGGCCCGCAGCTTCCGATTTCGCCGGCAACTTTAATCAACGGAGCGATCCCGTGAGCATCGGATTGATTTTACTCATCGTGTTGGTGCTGCTTCTCATCGGCGTATTCCCTACCTGGCCACATTCAACAGGCTACGGATATGGCCCGAGCGGAATCGTCGGAGCGATACTCGTCGTCGTGGTGATATTGTTGCTGCTAGGACGACTCTAGCTCAAGCACTATGTCAAAAATCCTGCAATTGTTTACGTGCGACTGCGCTTCAAAGTCGAAAAAAGTGGAGCAATTGTTAAACCAAATATTTGAAAAGGTAACGAAAATGACAGCAACAATCGAACAGATCAAGACGGACTTGGCTACTCTCAAAACGGACTCGACCGCAGCGGCGGCGGCAGTAACTGATGCGCTGAAGTCTTTGACCGATCAAGTGAAGTCTTTGACCGACCAGCTCGCCGCCGGGACTGCGGTCTCGCAGGCCGACTTAGACGAACTCGACGCAGCAATTCTCGAAGTCGACGCGAGCGTTAAAACGATACCGGGTGCGGTTCAAGCGCCCGCGGCGTAAGAACGAAAGTATCGGAACGGCCACGGCGCAGGCCGATGGCCGTATTGGATGTTGGCGTGGAGCGTCCCGGTGGACGCATGCGAGGTAGTCCGGTATGCGAACGAATATCTATGGCGTTGCGCTGATAGCGCTTGCCTTGCTTGTGGGCGATGCGTCAGCGCAGAGCGAATGGACTAAGATAGCATCCGAGGGTCAGCGATTCCGGGTGCCGTCGCAAACGCAGATGCGCTACGGGATCGGCACCAGCTGGGTTTACCGAACAGTCAGCGGTCGCGGTACATGCTCGAATGCGTTTTTCGGCGCCGATCCGGCTTATGGATACCGCAAGGAGTGCGATACACAAACTGGCCATCCTCCGCCACCACCACCACCGCCACCACCACCGCCACCACCCGGAGCATGCGACACAACCCTCAGTCCGGGAGACAACGTTGCATCTGTCATTTCAGGCGCGGCCGGTGGTACCACCATCTGCCTGAATAACGGCGACTATGGCGATGTATCCTTAGAAGGCGTGGTAAAGGCGAGCGACGTTACGGTGCGCTCGGTGTCGGCTGGCGCGACGTTATATGCAAAGATCAATCAATCGGCGCATATTCGCTTTCAGAGCCTTACCATAGCCGGCGGCGAGATCGATACCAACCAGCAGGGCGGGACGAAAAACATCACGATGTCCGGCAACACGTTCACCGGCCAAGTTGTTATCAATACGGGTAGCGGAGGAAATACGAATATTGTCCTTGACGGCAATACTTTCGACGGAATCAGCGTGTGCGCGAACTGCTACGAGGGCCGGGTTCAGGTCATTTCTAATCCGTGGTCGAATCTGCCGTCCGGGATAACGATCAGCAATAACCATTTCGGAAATGCCGGGGAATCCGACGGCTTGCAGATCGGCTCCAATGGAGTAGTCGTGGGGCCAGGCAACGTATTCGAAGGAATTGTGCAGGGAAACTACGGGCGGCACGTCGACGCTATCCAGTTGTACGGGCAGTCGAATACGACGATCACCGGCAACTATTTTCTCAACGGCGACACGTACATCATGGCGCCTGACGGCGGCGACCACGAAATCATAACCAACAACACTTTCGTTGGTTCGGGTTATTACTGGAAGGTGCAGATCGGCAGTCACGACAACGATAAATTTACGCACAACACGGTCGTGGGTGCGATGGGCGTAAGCATCGATGCGAAGGTAGGGCAGCCGGCTGGCACTAATAACGTCGTGCAGAACAATCTGATGGCTGGCAGCACGTTCAAGACATACGATTCGAGCGGGAAAGCGGCGTGTACCGGGTGCACTTTCAGTTCTAACCTGTTCCAGTCGAGCGGCGATGCGATGGGAACTGGTAACGTGATCGGCACGCCGACCTTCGTGGGTTGGCCGAATCCTACGACGTGGGCTGGGTATAAACTGACCCAATCATCGCTGGGTTATCACGTCGCGACGGATGGAAATGATTTGGGTGCGAACTATTTTGGGCCGTGAGGTGCGCAGGTTGTTTATTCTGCCGCCGACGAATTTGACGGTGCAGGCGTCGTCTCGAACGACAGCAGTTCGTATCGATAGGTGCCTCGGTAGGCGTCGATGCAAAGCAGCGTTGCGCGGTCGAATTTGTGATCTCTGATAGCGATGCGCTTGGGCGTGATGCGGCAAGGCTCGTCTTTCTCGCTGACGAGCCTATTGGCGTATCTATTACTTACGCGAATGCGCGCTGTGCCGTTAGGTTTCATACCGCCTCCTCTGCATCCAGCCTAACGGCTTTAACGATGTAGTCATAGATTTTCTCGTCATTCAACAAAACAGCGAGAAGCGCCTCGATCTTGCTTGATGCATCGCTCGATGTTTTAGCATTGATCGTGATATTTGCAGTTACCGTGTACATTGGTTGGTTCCGGTTAAGACCCGCCTGATTGCGAGTCCATAGTGATATTCATTGTTCATGCGTAATTGGCGGCTTGACCCCGGCGCGCTTCAGGGCTTTGCGCACACCAAGCGAGAAGTTGCCTTTGCCGAGTACCTTGGCGCCTTCGAACTCCCAGTCATACAGGGTTGCAGCGCGAGGGTGCAGGACTGGGCCGCCGAAGCGGTTTAGGCTGGGACGCTTGCGGCGATCTCACAAACCAGTCGATTGTGATGGCGGGGCTGAGTCTGATTTTCATTGTCTTTCCTTCGGTTCTGACTTCGCGGTGCAAGTCCATAGAACAGATTATCCAAAGCACGAGAATAAAGTGTAACAGTTTAGCGGTATCCAAAAACGGATGAAATATGTTTCACGTGAAACATTGTGGCCAGAGTGTTGGAAAAGCATTCCAACAGGCATCGTCAGGTATTCCAATATTCAACCGTTGAAAGCGCCGCCCTTGTTTGATGGCCGTTAGCTTTGATCTGGACCTTGAACGGATAAAATATTCGCGTTAGTATCTGCCGATGATAGTGAAGCGTTTCCCCGTGTTTTGGTACTGGCTGGATCGCAGGATACGCACATTTATCCGGTTCAGACAGGACTTTCGCACGATTGGCGAAGAATCTCTCGATGCTGGATATTGCCTTGACAGGACCTGGTGATTGAAAGGCTTGTCTTGAGCGAAGTGCGAATCTGCGTTAATATCCGCCGATGGATTTTTTATCCTCGCAGAACTAATGCACGAGTCCGACCGAGACGATATAATCTCGCGCTTGGAAAACTGGGGCCGTGTCGTGCGCTTCTACCCGCACCGCGCGCAGTCGATGACCGCTATTGCGTGCCTGGCGCTCAAACGGGAGCGGTGGAAAACCGATGTAGAGCCGCGCCTATTCGAACCGCGCGAGACGCATATTCCGCCAGATCAGCGCGACGGATGGCTCATAGAGCGCACATGGGTGAATCTCCCGGAGCAGCAAAAGTGGTTGCTGAAGGCGCTTTATGTGCTGCGCCTTCATCGGGATCGGACGTGCCGCGAGCTTGGTATTTGGCACCGGCATTTCGAGTCTGAGCGAAGGAAAGCCGAGGTAATGATGCGAAATAGGCTGTATTTGCGAGAAACGGCTTGACAAATACCTGATTTGTTGTAAGAATCTATCTAATTACTGCCGAACTGTCCTTTACCGGATGTTTTTTGAGCCAGATGGCTCCCTTGTCGTCCCCGAAAGAAATAGAATTTGAAAACGAGCACCATCCGGCTTCGTGTCCGCTCGATAGACGGCAGTCATGATCGATATTTATGATGCCGTTGAATGCGGTTTTTACGGTGCCGGTAGAAAAGGTTACTGTTTCTCCGTCGATTTTCATGTATTTTCCTTGAACTGGTGTGATTGATATGTTTCCCCAGACGGGGTGCAACCGGCAACGATCAGCGCCAGCGCATACGCTCTACGATACCGCGTGACGGCGTTAAACGATTGAGCAGGCGTTATACCGGCTCCACGCGCTGCGCCGGCGTTTCGCACGCCATCGACTAGGACAAGGCGCGCGGCGCGCTCTGCGGGTCCGTGGCGGGATTGCAGGAGTTTGGCAAGGGCGGAGAATTGAATTGGAGTCATGGTTTAATCAATCGCCGCCCACACGTATCCTAGCGATTGCATGCAATAGGTCACAAGCTCCGCGCGCCGCGAATTAATGTCCATCCGGTCGGCGAGTGCTTTACCGAAGGCGGTCTGATAGCCTGGATTATTCGGTGCGTAACTTCCTGAGGATAGAGCCGCTACGTATCTGCACCGGGCCTTATCTGAGTGGAATTGAGCCTCGTTGTTGGTAGGGTGTCCCCAGCCGTACTTTTGCGCGGCGCAGCTTGAGAGAAGGATAGTCAGTGCGAGCGTGCTGATGATTCTTGGTTTCATTTGGGTTGCCGATATTTTCACGAATGGGGTTGGTAGGTTTATGTATTTCTACGGACGGGGTAGCTGGCTAATCCTGCCTGGTCGGTGCAGGCAGTGGTGAATCCGGTTTAAGTGATTTTCGGATGCTTTTTTCGAGAATTGCCCGGAAGCCATCGTCTGACAGATATTTGCTGCGCAGTGCATTGACGGTCGCGGGGTCGGCTGGTATTGGGTTTATGCCCATCAGATAGTCGAACATGATGCTATGTTGGTGCTCGGTGTTCGGGGATTCCCAATATCTGTTTTCTTCGGTTGTTGGAGCCGTCGCGGGCCGAGATTCTGTGGAATAGCAAACCTGACCGTAGTCGCTCGTGACTACAGTTCCGTCGCGTGCGAGCCATACATTTTGTATGATTGTGCGGCATTCGCCGTCCCAGAGATGCAATACTTCTGCATC